TATGAACGAATTGGCCGCAGTAGAGAAAGGTTACGCTCGCAAGAACGAGGACAACCACGAATGGCGTGAAGGTTATCACGTGCAGTACAACAACCCAGACGGCAGCACCTACGACTCTTGGTCTCCTAAGCAGGTGTTCGAACAAGCATACAAGTGTGCAGATAACTTCCTCAACCGCTTGCAGATAGAGTTCAGTGAATTGGCAGAACGTCTTGACAGCCTTAACGAATTCCTTTCAAGAGGTTTTGACCATGTGGCAGAAAAGGTTGGTTACAAACAGGCAGCCATGCTTATCTCTCAACGTATGGCTATGAAAGCATACTTTGATATGCTTGACACACGTATTGATGACTTGAAGCAGAGCAACAATGCGCCAACCCAAACGCAGGGCTAACATGCTCTACAAACTACGTAGGAGAGGTATTCACTGCAACACCAAGGAGCGGTGCATATACCTCCCCTACACAATTGACTAAAATCATGACAGAAGAAAGACTTAAAATGATTAACAAGATTGCCGATGAAATGAAATTTATCTCAGCGGTAATAGAGAAGATAGAAGAAGGATATACGTATGAAATTCGTCTTAAAGGTGTGCGAACAACGGATGGCTTTAGTGTTTATCCGTTTCTGTCTGAGGCACAACGTAGCGAGATAGAAGATTTAGTGGAGAAGTGCATAAGAAAGAATTTAGAGGATTACAGAAAGGAATTTGAGGAATTATGAAACATTTAATATCACTAAAGACAAATCAAGGCATCGCCTCAGTTGAAGACTATCAGAATGGCCGCATTGACAGAGGCGATGTAATCGGCGTCATCCTCCAAACGGAGGTGATAGGTGTGATTATTTCTCTTGACCAGTGGAACGAAATCTGGTGCAGCGAGGAAAACTGCAAAGTATTTAATAAGACGTGTAGCGAAGCAGAAGCTTTGCAGACATTGAGCGGTCTGGAACTCACTCGCAATATCGTTAAGCAGAACGAGGAAGACGGGGAAGAGATGACTGCTGCTATGCGTTGCTGGCAGTACAAAAAAGGCAGTATTCAGTGGTATCTTCCAAGCCTGTATGAGCTGGGTACAATCGTTTCTTATCGTGATGAATTGAACAAGGTACTAAAAATGCTTGGTGCAAACCTTTTACGTAAATCCTATTGTGCCTGGAGTAGTTCCGAGTCCGACCTTTGTAACACTTGGGTCGCCAGTTCATGTGCTGGTTACTTTTACAGCAAAGACAAGTTCGACAACATAATAACAAGGGCCGTTGCCGCATTTAGCCCCTTGCAGCATGAAACCTCATTTTCTGCCGACACGAAAATGAGCCTGTGAAGTTCAAACAAAAAAGTATATCAATAATAAAATAAACAACTATGGCAACTAATAAAGACACAGAGCAGTTCTGCACACTGCCTGAATTGAAGAAAACAGAAAAAGAACCTGTTAATGTCGCTGAGATTCTTCGCGATTACAAAGCAAATGAAATAATACTATACACAACTATGTATGGAAATGCGTTCTTCAAAGGATTCACGCGCGATGGTAGTGGAATTATCCTCGAAAGCACGAGCACAGTCGATGTCGCGCTTGACGCAAACGGAAGAATGAAAGAAGTGCAGAGCAGCGGATGTAATGTATTTCCTTCGGCTGAAATGCGTGACTGGAACAAGTTCTTTAAACATGGTGATGTCGTTGTTAGCCAAAAGGACGGCGGTATGTTTGTCTTTGATTGCTGGGCAAAAGGCAATTATACAAAGATGAACATAATTGACTACTTCGACAAGCCAAGTTCGTTTGGCGGAAACGAGTTTAGACTAAAACGTTTGACTGTTAATACGAAAGATTATCAGAAAGCCGATGAAGAGCAGCGTAAATTGTTCTTTGAATCGATGGATAAATCGTACACCTTTACTGTTATTAAATGCGGAAGAATAACGATGGTCGAAAAAAAAGCTCCACAATTTAAGACTTACGATAAAGTGCTTGTTCGCAACAGAAAGCAAAGCTGGAAGATAGATTTATTCTCTCATTATGAGCAATTCGGCATCTATAATTTTAGAACCTTGGGTGGATATTACGAATATTGCATACCGTATGATGGTAATGAACATCTTGTCGGTAAAGAAGTCAAAGATGAGGAGGAATAAAATGATAAACATTAGAGAATTAAGAATTGGTGATATTATCACCAAGGAAAACAAGTACGAAGGCTATAAATACTCTATCGTTGAAGGTATTGACAACATCAGCGGTACGATTCGTCACAGAGAGGTGTATGAAGACGGAGGTAGGCAAATGGCAATATCTTCATACGAAGATATGTCGCCGTTTCCGTTATCAATAGGATTACTGAAAGCAAACGGATGGCAGAAGTCATTGAATGGAGAGAATGTGCTCTTTGGAGAATTTAAGCCTATTACAATAGGGCTTATACCTTCTGCGGATTTTGACTACGCTTTCAACCCGATATTGCTTCCAGGTTGTTCAAAAAGAAGGCGCGATGCGATATTCATGTACGAAATAGAATCAGTGCATAAACTGCAAGCGCTGCTTGATATGTGGAGAGTGAACGTGAAAATCAAACCCTAACCATCATGGATATTACAGATTACAAGAACCTCTACAGGGCCGCGAGAAAGTTAGATGAAGCTGTTGATAAGAATAGCAAAATATATCGTTCTATCGCATATAAATCCCATTACTACGGATTCAACAATACGGAAGTCAATGCCAATTGTATGCACCCTTTCACCATTCAACTGAAATCTTACCTTGTATTGAATAAGATCAACGAGCAGGGAGAGCCAATCAAAGAAGAATGGTTGAGGTTTAAAGATGACTCGCTGGTGGAAGAATTTATGGTCAAGGCGATTGACTGTCACAAGGAGGAAATTTTAAAGACTACTTCACGCTTAATCAAGCAGTTCTTGGAAAAGAATATTTATTTGGTTAAGAAGGAGAGGGAGCGATTGTCTAATATCGAAATGTTCGTTGAGACTGGATACTAAAAGTATCAATGGTAAAGATAAGCACAACACATTCCAATAATACACTATTTTAGCAGAATGGAAAAGGAATCGCTATTAACCATGCTCGCCCGCCATCTATTTGGTAGGAAGTACTATGCCAATATCGTTGTGTCGGCAGGCTCATTCGATTATGGCATAAGTAACTATATCTTCCGTAACAGGGAAGAAGCGTACCGCCACAAGCAGACGCTTGAAAAAAACCGCTCATTTGATTACGTGGAGACAATCAGCTTCCGCAGTAGAAACCAAGACTACAAAGACTATCAGCATAAATAATGAAGTTAAAGGACATTTTTCGCAAACTACGTTACGGTAGGTTATACATCGTTGCAGACTCGCCAGACAACTCAATCTCGTTGTCTGACGGGTTTATCGCATATATACGCAAAGACCTCGGGCCAATCGGTAAGGTGGCAGCACGTGTGGTGCAAGACGAGAAAGGGGGTTACTACATTCATTTCTCGGCAGATGAAGGCGAGGACGGAACATACCGCTCAGTCTTATGTCGAAACGACTATTACGACAGCATAGGATTTGAATGCCTTGTGCCGACCGTGAATCGTATCTTCTATGATTACAAGATAGCTGGAGAGCATGCACAAATGGACGTGTCTGTGGTTAAGATTAAGGGTAGGAAGTTATACAAGATTGATAAGAAGGTATGATGGATATTGCTATAACAGGAATGACGACCGTGCCGTCTGACTACGCTTGTCAAGACGGCCAGACGGCGTTGCTTCACAACCTCGTGCATGAATATGGTGAGGTTCGCCCAATGCACAAGCCAAAAGTAGTGATGCAGGTCCCTATCGGCTTTCGTTTTCTCTATGTGCATTCTGGCTCAGGATATAAGCATTACATCTTTCAATCACAAGCAACAGACGAAGACGGGCAGGTCCAGGAGAGGTCTTATAATTACTACTATTGTGATGCGGCAGATGAAAGTCTAAACATGGTGGAGTTCGCGAAAAAGAAAGCGGAGGTCTCTCATGTAGATGCCGTTGGCAATACACTATTGATATTCACGGAGGGCAGCATTAACTACTACTTGTGGAAGAATACAGCGTACAAGCCTCTTGGCGATGCTCTTCCCGAGATAGGTATGCGGTTCGGATTACTCGGTGAGCCTATCCTATATAGTAAGGAATGTTCAGAGGCTGATGGTATGTTTGTTCACTTCGATTATGAGGTGTGGCCAAACGATAGGTATTACATCTACAAGCGCGAGCATCTGACAGCGTACACTACCACAATGCTGGCTCCTGTATCTAAGCTCATCAACGAGCATGTAACAGGCAAGGGAAAATTCTGTTTTCCCTTCTTCGTGAGATATGCTCTTCGTTTGTATGATGGAACATTAGTTCATCATTCCGCACCTATATTGATGATGCCTTCCACATACCATGCTATTATGCCGTTTTTGCGGCAATCAAGCTATAGCGGCAGTAAGTTGACAGATTGCAGAGTTGATGTCTTCGCGGTTCGTGCTGCACTCACCTTCTTCATGGAAGACAATATCACCAAGGCATTCAAGGAGGAATGGGGGGACATCGTAAAGAGCGTGGATATATTCGTAAGCGCTCCTCTTTATACCTATGACGCAGGCGGCATTGTAGACACAATTCAATTCACGAAGATTAAATATAGTGATTATGTCAAAGGTGACTATGTCGGCAAACTGAGTACTAACGCTCTCATGTGGGGATTGCCATCAAGTGTTTCACATATCAGCGGAGACTACGCGAAGCACTACAGCGCCTTCAGAATGGTAGACCTGTTTAACGCTTACTGCTGGCCTGCATTCATTTCTAATGATTCTGGCAAGTATAATGAGGTTGACACCATCGAACTTCCTGTCGTGACGGACGAAGATATGCGCAAGAAGCTGACTGATTGCTCTTCATTCTACTTACTAAAGAGCATTACGCTGAATGAGTTAATCAACGCAAGCGAACAAAGCAGGAAGGGGGAAGCGGTCACAATTAAGGTGAAGGATGATTATTTACAATCTCTTGTCAACCGCGAGGTAATGACAGACGACTATCAATCACACGAGAAGATTTCTGCTAAAAGGTCTTATGTCTACAACTCCCGATTGAATCTTGCTGGCGTCACGAGGCAGCTGTATGATGGTTATCCTATAAGGCAGGCTTTCTGCCGCTTTGACGGCTATGTACCTGTAACCTATGCAGAGACTGGCGGCGGCATTACATTCTTGCCAATTTCAAGCGCAACGATGTCAAACGCATTTACCGTCACCGTTGAGGAAGGAAGGGAAATTAAATTATACACAGAGGGGAAATGCTTTATATATAGCAGTACACACAATCGTGTGCCAACTATATTCTTCTGCCCTTACACGTCAGCGAATAATGCCATTTGGTGGAGAACGACAAGCGGAGTACTCAAACCACTCATGAGCATGGAGATGAAGATGCACGACTTCCTTAATCTATCTTATGCCTCGTTATATACCGATTACCTTAATCTTCCATCAGACCTTCCGCAGGACAAAGGAGACGAGAATAAGAAGGTTGAGGTTAGCTCGTCTATCTATACATCTGCCGTGAATAATCCATTCTACTTTCCATCTATAGGCGTGAACGATGTCGGCATTGGAGAAGTGGTCGGAATCGCATCCGCTGTCGCCGCCATGTCGCAAGGCCAGTTCGGTCAATTCCCTCTATACGCATTCACCTCTAATGGCGTGTGGGCATTGTCTATCGGCAATGATGGCAGCTATCAGACGGCGACCCCAGTCACGAGAGACGTGTGCAGCAACCCCAACGCAATCATATCGCTTGATAGAAGTGTACTTTTTCCGACAAAGAGAGGCATCATGATGATAAGCGGTTCACAATCTACCTGTATAACGGAGGTGCTGCACGATGATCCTGCTTCACTCCTTAGTCATGATGTTGTCAAAAAAATGTCACGAGCAGAAGGGGTTGAACCTTCTGAGATTCCCGATTCTGGCTTCCTGTCATACCTTGACAATGCAGGCATGGTATATGACTACACGCGGCAGCGAGTTATCGTATTCAATCAAGATAAGATGTATGCGTATGTGTTATCACTAACAAGCAAGATGTGGTCTACAATCAGGAGCGAGTATAAGTATTCTGTCAATAGCTATCCTGATGGACTTGCTATTACGCAAGAAGGTATAGAAGCGCAGCTCGTGAATTTCTGTGAGGATGGAGAGGCGCAGGGAGGTGTAATTGTCACAAGGCCAATGAAGTTGAACAACGCACATGCGCTTGGAACCATTACCGACATTATGATACGTGGGAATCTTAACAATGCACACGCCTCGGTAGCTCTGATTGGAACGCGAGATTACACTAACTACCTGTATGTTGGCTCTGGAACCAAGGCGAGAATCGCAAGGCTGCACGGAAGTCCTTACAAGGCGTTTGTCGCGGTCGTCATGGCGAACCTGGAAGACGGAGAGACGATTGACGGTATGAGCGTAGAATATCAGATGAGACAGGCTAACAGAATGAGATAAAACAAGGCTCGCCACATTATAACGTGACGAGCCTTGTTTTTCGGTTATAATTCGGTTATAATTCGCTATAATTCAGTTATAATCACGAAGTATAAGGACGGATTTAATATGCTGGTAATTTGCTGAAAAGCGGTATATTATTTTTAATGGCATTCAGAATCAGCGCCTTATGAATGAAATTAATTTGTTTGGCAACTATAACCTAAGATGTTCTTCAAGATATTCACCGACCTTCTTTTTTTCTTCTTCGGCCTTCTCTTTTAGTTTAGATAAGAATGCAGGAGAGACGTTTGCCCGCAATGTCACCTTGTTTGTTCTTGGGCGGCCACTATTTTCGCGGCGGCCGCCCCAGCTTGATTGCTTATTTGTCGTCATTCTTTAATTGTGATAATTCATCATTCAACAGATGAGAAAACAAAATGTCTATCTCTGTAAACGTCAATCACGTATGCGTAGTCAGAAGAGCCTGGGTCTGTGTAAAACTCCCTTATACGAAACTCATACACGAATACTTCACAACCCTCTTGAATGTCGCACTGAACACTGAAGGATTCACCTTCAACTGCTGGATATTCTTCATCAGCAAAGGTATATTCGTTAATATCCTGTTTTGATGTGGCAACGTGCCAATCAGCTTCTTCTAATCTACTCACAAGCATGTCGTATGCTTCATGAACTGAGCTAAAATTGGAGTCTGCAAACTTCGCTTTAATATTGTCAATTAACATAATAAGGACTTCACCGTGATGTCGAGGGCTGTGAGAATTATTACAAGTGCAAAGGTAAATATATATCTTGAAATTGCAGCATTAAAATCAAGATATTTTTTATTTTGGCGTATTTTTAACTTTTGTTATTATTTAATATTGGGGTAATATTGTAGGTTAATTATCTGATAGAGAGATATTTAATAAGCAAAAATAAATAAAACAGTTAAGCAACAAAAATTCCCGCGATTTCTTGTTGCGGGAATGGTTGGATGAATCAATTGTCGAGAGTACTCGTCACATTGTAGCCGTGGTTGGTCTCTCACAATCATACATGGATAGCATGGCGATAATCTCACCAATGGTATCTTCTTCTCGCTGCTTGTATAATTCAGACGAGTGTGATGTGTCTGCAACAACAGAGATATAGTGGCAGATTGCAGATGACACAAGATAATCATGAAGCAGCGAGGTCAGGCGCTCAGCAAGGAAGCGTGCATGCTCATAGTTGATGAGTATGGTATAGTCGTAGCTCTCTCGATAGTCGTTATAATCATCCGTCATTGTAATATCCTCTTCTCGTGGAGAAGGAGGCGCGAACTGAGACAGTTGCAACATGGAATGCGTGTAGGCATTGTCAAGTTCGCGGATAACAATGTCAACATTACCATCCTCTACAATATCCTTCATGCGGTGCTTCACATGCTGATTATCCTGCAATCTCAATGCAACAGATTCAGAAGAAAGGAATCCTGCTTGAGCGATGTCATAGAGAAGATTCTCCGTCTTCAGTCTTATTGTCACTCTCGTTGTGCGTGGTATTCTACAGCTATTCATATCTCACTTCATTATTGGTTAGTGGTTTTTTATTTTTGGGTGCATGTGCGCGGCGAGGCTGAATACGCGCGAAGGATGCAGCATATAATTGTTGCAACGCCTCTGCTGCCATCTGCTTGTAATTCCCTGCCTCTGCTGGGTCTGTCTGCAATAGCCATTCAGACAGGGCGTAGTTCACAATATAGGAATGAGTAGAGGTGGCGAGTGAATCAGCTTGGCCATTCGCGTAATTGGAAGGAACGCGGAGAACGAAGGTGATTACATTATCTTCTTCCTGCTCGGTCACTCCGCTACCCCATGTCATTGTTATCGCTTTATCGCCTGCGACGGCCTTGCGTGTTGCTGATAATAATATATTATCTGCCGTCGTCACACCTTCTACAATGTATTCAGTAAGAGCAATCCTCACATCCTTCATTGCCGTTTGCACGGAGCGCAATATCCGCTCTTTATCTATATCCTGAATGTCTTCCGCGTGAGATACTTGCTGCATTCCCTTGCGAGAACGGCCGATTTGCCACGATGTTTTTGCAATTTCGTGGAGCAACTCGGTCAAGTATATATGAATCGTCAGTGTCTTGTTCATATTATAACCAATTTATCTTGTCAATATTTTTTACCTTCTTCGGCTCTTTCCTCACTGGTGCCGAGCGGTGGCCAGCAAGAGAATCCTTCAGTAGACTCAAATAGATATTTGCCTGTTGAGATATTACTTGCATAATATTCGCTGGTGCCGAGTTTTTCTCCGCGTACAAGGACATGATAGTCCATGCGGCGACGTTCTTGTATGTCTGCTGTAGTGGTGCCTGTTCAAGGGCGTAACGTGGCGGCATTGAGAGCGTGAGTGTAATGCTTCCCTCCCCTTCACTGAGAGAGGTCATGTAACGCTCGCTTGCCGTCGTGATTACAGACCAGACGTTCGTCCAGTCAATTTCGGCAAAATGGCGAGTAAACTCGTCAATCCCGAGTAGCTGCGGTTGTTGCTGTTGTTGTAGCTGTCTGTTAAGAAGCGCTACGGAACGCGAAACAATATCTATAACGTCCTCCTTCTTGATTACTATATTCATTTCTCCTCCTTTTTTTTATATAAAGACCATTGCATGAAGCGCTTGCGTCCCTTTTCCACGAGTAACGGGTGCATCTCATTCCCTGCCTTGTCTCGCGTGTGATAGAAGCAGTTTTTAACACAATCCTGCATCTTCATTGATTCTTTGACGTAGTGTTTGCGCTTTAGTTGTCTGAACTGAGAGCGGTCGAAGATAATCACCTTTCCTCTAACAGTTGAAGGCATCACATAATAGCGGTTACCGTTGTCATTAGCTGATGCCGATTCCGCCATTCTGACGGCCTTACTATAGACCATCTTTGCTTTTAATCTTTTAAGTAATCTAATCATATTCAATAATTTAACGTTTTTCGTTGTCAATATTTTTACCTGGTATCTCGTGTTGGAAGACTTCTTCAACATATATTGTCTTGTCAACTATCTTTGGGAGCGGCATCTTAGAGAAGCAGATGTGCATGCCAATAGCTCTCGTCATAAGCAGGTCATCGTGACAGCCGAGAATGGCACCAAATGCGCCATTTGTTTTGCGCTCATAGCTAATCATCTCGTCGAGGCACCTGCCGTCTCGCTCAACATAGAACCTCTCTCTCACCGCTCGCTGCAATGCACTGACGACAATTGGCTTGGTCGCCGTATTGGTGTGGAACCCATATTTTTTAGGCGCATTCTGCAATATTTCTTCTTCTGATTGGTCGCGAGCATATAGATTAGGATAATAATCCTTGATGCGGTTGAGAATATAACCAGATTGGTCACCGTCCACCATTCGCTCCCTGTCATGCGTCTCTAACGTGTTGGATTCTATCACCAGCTCTGCGTTGTCGTAATATTTGCTTATCTGTGCTGCCTTCCATGCGAGAATGTCCATGTCTATGTGTCCGTACCACTGAGCCACAACCTCTGGTTTTCCACCCCACTGCATGGCGAACCTATCGAAGACAACAATAACCGACCAGTCTGCCTTGGAAGAACGACCACCGATGTCTACAACAGTCAAATATCTGTCAGTAACCACCGTGTTATCGTTGAATATCTCTGGGTATTCCCATATTGCCAATCCACCCTTCTTTTCTTCGCTGAACCTCACATTAGACAAAGCCTTCGCGCCTTCGTTAGCGTCAGCCACGATGTCACCGACAGCACGAGGAGCCTTGCATGTGTGACGCAATTCTTCTACTTGATGGCGGTCGAAGACGATTTCGCCGCTGAAGCTGAAGGCTTCAATGTAATCAGAGGGGTACTCTGAGGCCATACGGGCATGGTCTGAATATTTCCTACGTTCCGCTATGTACCAGTTTATGGCCTCCAATGTCGCACCCTTCTGCCATAGCCAGTAGATGTATTGGCCACATTCCTCACGTTCAGAAGATGCTTCTGTGTCGTTCCTATGTTCATACATTGAACGCGCGAAGCTCTCTCTTTCCTTATCGTCTGCGAATGGCAGAACATAAAGGTCGATGTCATACCAGCATATAACGATAGCTTCAAATTGCGATTTCCCCTCAAAGGCCGCAAGAAACTCGCGATGAAAGAAATTACCGACACCCTTAGCGGTTGATTCATACACTATCATTGTACGATGCTTGTAGAGGACGCCAGAGCAGGCAGACTGCACAATGTCTTCTGGGCTTTTTCCGTCCGTTGTCTTCCATAGACCAACCTCGGAGAGATGGATAAGGTTGTAGTCACCACCACGGCAGGAATCAGGACGCTCAGCGGTTCCGACCTTAATCTTACAATCTCGCTGAGGAACACGTTTAATGGCTCCGCTGTGGCCGACATTGACAAATGTAGATTCATTCGCCTTGTATTGCTCTCCAAGCTTATGTAATATCCATGAAGGCAGCTGCGTTACTGCCTTGTTGAACATATCAAGGATTTCATCCGATGCGATAGACTGATGAGCGATAATGAGCGAGTTAAGGCCGTATTCCTGCGTTATCTGCATCCATAGCATGAACAACTGAATGAGTGTTGAACCGCCAAGCTGACGAGCCTTTAAAAGAATAATACGTATTGGCTTCTTGGCTTCATATAGCTCCATGAAGCGATTGACCAATCTGCGTTGTGGGCGTGTCAAGCGAAAGAGGATGTCACGGCCTCCACCTTTCGCTTTAATATACAGGAACAAGGCCGAGAAAAAGGGGAAATCATAGCGGATGCGGTATCGAATGAATTGCTGCACAACCGTGTCACGTGCCTCTTCCGTGTTTTCCTCCTCCATCACCTCATAGAGGAAGTTCTCTATACTGCCATGCTTGACCAGTTGCTTGACGAACGGTATCTTCAGCATCCTTTTAGGAACCAACTGCACAGGAATCGGGAAGTCATCTATCTCAATTTTCTCGCGCTCGCCAAAATAGCCTTCCCCTGTTATCGGGTTAGGCTCATAATGGTAGCGCTTCATGCGCTCGTTGTCCTCTGCTATTATCCGCTCTATATCTTTCTCCATCTCCACCATTGTTTTTCAGTTATTAATAGTGAGCAGACGAAGCCAACCGCATAACAATAAAGGTGCAGTAGAGTATTCACACACGAAAATAATGCCGTCAGCGAACAATATAAGGCCACATGAGCGGCAATCACCCACCCTCTTGTTACTATCATCGAATATAGGCCAAGTGCTGCGAAGATAACCCCAGAAAAACCAAGCGTCCCTTCAATAAGGCTGGAAGGTGCCGTTACGGCAATGATGTAAGATGCCAGCAGATACCAACGCGACATGCGGTAATAGAACGCCAATTGAAGAATGCAAAATATATTTAAAACCGCATGAATCAAGTTGGCGTGAAAAAGGGGGTAAAATAGGCGATTTAAGGCCATATTCCGAGAAATTTGCACGGAATCTTGGCTGATGAACGATAACACGAAAAGCGCCAACGAGACCGCCAACAAGATATTTATGTCAAGATTGCTATTTTTCATCTTTGTGCTTATAATATATTGCCTTTGCTGATGCCGATGTGAGAAAAAACGAGGATGCAGGCGTGTATATTATCTTGCGGACAATATTACACACGCCTGCATCCTCGTGCTTTCTCTTGCATTCGATGAACCGCCAGAAAAGCTCGTAGAACATTTTTCGCTTTGTCTGCCTCATGTAAGACAGGTCGTCACCACAAAGCATCCGACGCATCACATAGATTGCGCGGTCCTCGCTTACCCAGTAGCGAGACGATGGCTGCTTGACGGCCTCCGCGAAGATGTCAAGGACATTGATATGCTTCACTTTTTTCATTGTCTCCCGACAGGCATGTATAACCTCTCTCGCTCTCTCGCCCTCGTATTCTATCGTACTAAACTTTTTCTTCATGTGGTAAAATGTTTTGACAATGCAAAGATAATAAATTACCGTTATAAAGATAAGCGAATTTGGCAGTTAACTATAATTACTTTTGCTTAAAAGCATAATTCAAAGCACTAAACAAGTAATTATATGGCAGATAAACAAGTTAGTACGGGTGATGGCAACGTGAAGATTCCATCGGCAGGAGAGGCCACGCCTACACCAAGCAAGCGTGACGCATTCAAGAAGCGACTTTCTGAGAAATATCCCGACAAAAACTTTGATGATGAAGAGGCTATGTTCGGCCAGATTTCTGACGACTACGACAGTACGGAGAGCGAATTGAACCGCTACCGCGAAGACGAAAGAAAGTTGACGGATATGTTCAACGCTGACGAACGCAACGCAGCACTGTTTGCCGACTTCGCCAATGGTGGCGACCCTCGCCTCACGCTCATCAAATTGTATGGAAAGGATGTCGGCGATATGGCCAACGACCCAGAGAAGCAGGAAGAGGTGGCAGCGGCGAACAGAGAATATGTTGAACGTGTCGCCAAGGAAAAGAGCCTTGAAGAGGAATATAAGAAGAACCTTGACGATTCTTTGCAGGCCGCAGACGACTGGCAAAAGAAGAACAATTTGACAGACGAACAAGTAGATGAAGCCTTTCAGTTTATCGTTCAGATTGCATCAGATGCTATCGTAGGTAAGTTCACAGAAGAAAGCCTTGACCTCGCCCGTAAATCCATCACGCACGACATGGATGTGCAAGAAGCAGGAAACGCGGGGGAAATCAGAGGTCGCAACGCGAAAATAGACATGAAGTTGAAAAAAAGTAAGAATAGCGATGGTGTTCCTTCACTCGGAGGAAAGAGCCGTGGCGCGTCTAAAAGTCAGAGCAGCCCTGACCTTGGCGCACTGGATGCTATCGCCAGTCGCGGAAGCATTTGGGATTCTGACGAAAAACGAACAAAATTCAAATAAACCAAATACAATTATTAATCACATGAAACAGACTATCAGTTTTAAAGGAGCAATGAAGTTTGTTGGCTTCCTGCTTCTTAGTGTATTATGCTTTGTCTTGGGTGCAGGCGGTAATGTCATGATGGCTGCCGCCGCCGATTTGCCCGACGCAGGTAAGACCGACAGCGGCACGGCAAGCCCAGAAAAGCCTATGAATGTTGAAGGTGCCGCCACCATGCAGCACGGACGAGAGAACGGAGACCCCGATTTCTACGTTAAGGACATTGACCAGAAGATTTGCAAGATTCGTCCTATGGCAACGCCGATTGACCAAATCAGCCGACAGGCAAGCGCCCAACAGACGGATTCATTTATTGTCAAGTACTACAGCGTAGGAACACGTCCAACTAAGACCCTTCTTAAAGAAGAGGTAGTTAAGCAGACTGGCGGCGACCGCGTATCACTCAAAGTGGAAGACCCCAATATCTTCACTATTGATGATACTATTCGCGTTTGCGGTGTTCCTGCTGTCACCAAGGAGAATGGCTCCGCCTATGATGCCAAGAAGGAAGTGGTGCCCGACCTCGTCCTTTGCGTGTGCGGAAAGGACAGCGAAGGTTATCCGCAGGTGTTTGCCGTTAATGGTGAGATTTCAACCGAGACGAACAACAACATTTGGCTTCCTGCCATCAACGCAAAGACCGTTCTTGTACGTATGGGTAAGTCATGCGGAGAATTGGATGTACAGACTGGCCGATTCAACAATCTGCCGACCGCAGAAGAGCAGTATTGCCAGAACTATATGATTCAGGTGGAACAGTCTACGATTGACAAGATGAGCGATAAGGAAGTTGACTGGAATTTCACCGACCTCGAAGAAGACGCTATCTACGATATGCGCGTGACCCAGGAGATGAGTATTCTTTTCGGCGACAAGAACGTTATTAAGCATGCCTCAAAGGATGGTATGGCTCGCTACTTCACCAAGGGTATTTGGTGGATGGGTTGCCCCAAGTACACCATTGGCCATTGGGACGAAAAGGAAAACGCTTGCGTTATTAGCGATGACGACTTGGTTGACTTCTCACGCGACATCTTTGTAGGTACAGGATTGAGTAACGGCCGCAAGATTATGTTCTGTGGCTCCGACCTCCTTGCTACCCTGTCAAAGGTTAAGTCAGAGAAATTCCGCCTGAAGGATTCTGTTGAGAAATGGAACTTGAAGTTTAAATCATGGGAAACCGACTTCGGCGAAATCCTCACCATTCACCACGAATTGTTTAACCAGTGCGAGATGAAGGATTGCGGCTTTGTGCTTGACCCCGAATACCTCACAAAGAAAACCTTCCTTTCGTTCAAGCGCAACGTCCTTGACTTGAAGAAGGCAGGAATCCGCAACACGGATGCAGCGGTTTTGCAGGAAATCTCCTGCTTGTACCTACGCTACCCGAAGGCACATGCACGCGTGCAGCTTGCACATAAGTAAACTTTCCGCGCCATAAGAAAAAGGCTGCTTCTTATGGCGCGTTTTTAATTTTAATGACATGAAAAAATATATTGCACCCTGTACTATATCTCTTGACCTCACTTTTGAGGATGGAAGACACAGACATGTGAATTTCGATACCTGCACAGGGCTTGGAAGTTACTTCGTCACCAATGATCCAGAAGAAATTTGGGCCTTGGAGCACCACTACCTGTATGACAAGGAGTTTTTCTTGAATCGTGTGACGGAGGATGAGAAACCGAAAGAAATACAAGAGGAAACAAAAAGCGAAGAACCCGAGGTTGTTCAAGTTGACACGATGAGCGAAGCCAAGGAATTTCTTAACGAGCGCTTCGGTGTTCCGCGTTCAAGTATGAAAACCCTTCCACAGGTATTGTCTACTGCCTACGAGCATAAGGTAATCTTTAAAGGTTTGACGGAAGACAAGGAAAAGGACAACAACGACAAACAGTAAGATATGGAGACCTGCAACATTGACGATTTGGTGAAAGAGGTACGAGTGGCGCTTGACCAGAATATGGACGGCAAGGCTCTTTCCATGCTTGGAGACACCGATACGCTGACACTTGACGAGATTATACGCTCCACAATGGTTGACGCTGCAACGGCTATTGAAGAAGGTGCGCCATTGGAGATGTTGGAAGGGTGCGATGATGCCGTCAAGGAGGGAGAAGACTACATCGTATCATGGGGAAAGGAGAAGAAAGGTAGCGCCATACAAGCAGGAAGCGTTGCCCTGCCGAGTGATTTCCTTCGCCTTGTATCGTTTAAGATGAACGACTGGGATTACGCCGTGTCAATGCCTACCGCACAGGAGACTCCTGCTTATGAACGTCTTCAAGACCAATATAGCGGCATTGGTGCGACACCAAGACACCCAGCAATCGCCATAGATGTACCAAACAACGTATTGGAGTTTTATTGCAGCGCAAAGAATGCCAAGGTCGCATCATTCAAGTATGTGCAAAAGCCAGTGGCGAAAGAAGGCAAAATTACTATATGCCCCAAGTTAAGACGCGCCATTGTGTATGCAAATGCAGCAATGTCCGCTGCCGTATTCTCTTCCGTAGACCAAATGCAGGTAATGACGGCATTGGCATACAGACATGCCCATATTCAACCATCAGAAAAACAATAGACAATGACAAGAGAAGCGTGGGGAAATATCGAAGAACAACCGTTTAGGGTTGATGTCGGCACGTCTTTCAATGTGGCCATGTCTGCCTCTGTTCCTGCACATGTATTGTGCTTCACAACAGACGGCCGTATTGTACTGAATGAAACCGTATTTGGCGGTGCCAGTGCTATCTACATCAATGGCAAGAAATATATCAGCGACATCACTTCTGGCAGTGTAACCCTCCCGATGGCAGAGAGGGGCATAGACGGCCTTATGTATGGTGCCGACAAGGTAAAGCTTGACACCATTTTAGAAGGCGCAGAGCCTAACGTCGTTACTGCCGTTGCGTCAGACGCGCAGAGTGTTACCATAACAGACAAGGAGGAAACCCAACATATAGCCGCCGCCCGTCAGTGGGCAGACGCGACAGATACAGAGATTGCCCAAATCAAGGACAATGCTACAGCTATCGGTAATCTTGTCAACGCCAACTACCTTGAATTAAAAGGTAATGTTGACAATCTTGACAACCGCATAACATCCGAGAAAGCCTACCTTGAAAAGAAAATAGACGACAATGCCGCAAAGATGTCGTCTATAAGAATGGAGATTTACGACGACATCAACGAGCTAAGAAAGCGCCAAGGCAAAACGGAGGATGATTTCAATCTGCTGGATATGCAGGTCGGCAACCTTCAAAGCGATAGCGCCAAGTTGAAGAAACGTGTTGATGCTAACGAGTTAGCCATTTACGAGGACAGCATAAAATTCAATAAGATAGAAGAAGATTTTACGGGTATTAATATCGTGTTGGAGAAGCTTCAGTCGCAAGTGGATGAATTGCGCAAGCAAATCGGACAGGGCGGCGGTGGCGTTTCTTCAGCCGACATTGAGATGCTAAAATCTCTTCTCACCCTCAATCAAACAGACGAATAAACTCATGAGTTAAAATCAAAATAAAAAAACATGGCAAAATTCATTAAATTCAGAGAAAAAGCCTCTGTGTTGGCTTCAAAGGCTGACACAGAAGGCGCAGAAGGCCGCGTTGACGTGGTCAAGAGCGAAAATGCGCTCGTGTATGAAGCCTCTGCCGTTATCCGTGGAATCTCGGACACGCAGGCAGAGTATGTGAACAGAAAGGTTAAAGAGGAAAATGACGCTAAGGCAAAGATTTCGTTCAGCGTTTCACCTTCCGCGACTTTCGTCAAGGGTACATCAACGGCATTTACACTGACCGTCACCTGTACATTTGCAGGTGCGAATGTTGACGCTGATGCGCTGCCAACAATGACAGCAGGAGGCGCATCCGTCACCGTTACGAAGAAGTCTACTGGCGTTTATACTGGTACGGTGAATGCAAGTTCGACGACTATCTTTGGTGTTAAGGCAACTGTTAAGGGCGTGGCGAGAACTGCATCACAGACGGTTTCTGCCTACAATCAAATTTTGTATGGCGTCAGCTCGTACGAGACAGCACCTGTCAGCGATGCGACCGAGATGGCGAAGTTCCTTGCTCAGGTCAACGGTACGAAATTGCAGAGCAATTCAAACGGTACGTATAAATTCTCCTTCACGGCAGAAAAGCCTTACGGCTATGTTCTTATTCCGTCAGATGTAACCGTTTCGCCTAACTTGGCAAACAACCTCGCAGGTCGCGAAGGCCCGCTGCCAGTCAACTTTGTTAAGCAGGCTGACGCAACAGGTTCTGGCATCACTTACAAAGTGTATCGTATGGCATCAAAGATGGGTGTAAGCGTCCATAATGTTGGACTTTATTAATCTAAAGAGAAATGGCAAAAAAATACGGAGTAGCATCAGACTACATCAAATACACATCTCGTATCAAATCAGACACGAGTGACGGCGTTGCAGTTGAAGCCTCGCAAGTCGTTGACCTTGAAGAGGATAAATTGCAGAGCGACATCAACAAAGAGTTGAAGGCATCAATCGCGTCTGCAAGCGGCAAGACTTACTCAAAGAGCGAAATTGACAGCAAGGACGCTGCCACGCTGACATCAGCGAAGAGCTATGCTGACACCAAGAAGACAGAGGCCGTCAGTGCCGCCGCCACAGACGCGACCACGAAGGCAAACAGTGCTCTCGCTTCTGCCAAGAGTTATGCAGACCAGAAGGTTTCTGCCCTTGGAAGTGTCTACACAACTAAGGGTTCATGCACTGCCGCTCAGTTGAAGGTTCTCACTTCTGCCAAGGCTGGCGATGTTTGGAATATCACCGATGCCGTGACCATTGACGGCAAGGCTTATCCTGCTGGCGTTAACGTGGTATGTGTTACGGCTTTCAGCGCTGCCATTGACCCAGCAACTACCAAAAATTGGGACGCGTTGCAGGGTGTTCAGGATTTGACACCATACGCCAAGAAGATCGAAATTGAATCCGAAGCCGTTGCGAATGTGAAATTCGCGCAGGAGGAACTTGGTCAAGAAAATGGCGTTTCGTTCAAGAAGACCATTACCTATGTCAACGGACGAGAGACGGATACGGATTTTGACCTTGCTATTGACCCTGCTACCTCTTCTAAGGCTGGCGTTATGTCTGCCGCTGATAAGGTGAAACTTGATGCGGTGGATGGAAGAGTTCAGGGTGTGAAGATTTATAAAAGTAGTACTGAAGGTTTTATTATTCAGAATGCCCAAGATAATAGTCTTAAAGCGGTAATTGGTACAGACGTCCATATTGATTCCAATGTCAATATTGGTGTGGGTATAAATATCCAAAGTCAAGGCAACGGTACTTCTCTAAATGGTTCTTATATTGGAAGCGATTCCACACTTTCAGATAACGCATCAATAGGAAGAGACGTTCATATTTCCGAAGGAGTCAATATTGATAAATATGCAACTATTGGCACAGAAACCATTGGAACGAGCCTAGTCGCTATACACGATAAATATGCAGGTAAAATTGCAATTGGAAATGGTGTTCAAATTGCCCAAGATGTAGGAATTGCGGTTAATGAAGATGTCTGTTTAATCTATGGAAGAGAAATAGGTGGAGTTTATCAAATGAAAATCGCCGCCACTGCCGATGATATTACTGCTTTGGGAAACCGTGTCTCCGCGCTGGAAGACCTTTTGAAACTGGCATAGCCAAGAACTAACATTTAGACAGGGTGTACAGATGTACATCCTGCCTAATCCTCTCATGCAAGAAATATGAAAAAGATGTACAGATGTGCCATTGTTATCACGGCATACAATGTTGAAAGAGATATCGAACAGAGCGTTGCAAGCGCCTTGAATCAGACAGAGAAGTGTGAGGTTATTGTCGTTGAAGACAAGTCTACAGACGGTACGCTTGACATCCTCAGAAGAATCAAAGGAATCACGCTCTTGGAGAATAGCGAGAATGTCGGTGCAGGCTTGTCGCGCAGACGAGGCATTGACTATGCAAATGCAGAATATGTAATGACGCTTGATGGCGATGATTACATTGACCTTGATTTTGTCAAGAGACTGCTTGCGAGAGCCGATGCTACGGGCGCGGATATTGTCAGCGGCGGCGTGAAAATCCTCAAAGAAGATGGCTCATGGGATGCCACCTCTTACGGCAATTGCGTAACGGAAGGCCGCGACAAGGTTGCCAAGTTTTGGGGTGAGCGAATTGTCTTCATGAATAACAAGATTATCCGCAAGGAAATCTGCAACAAAGTGCCTTATAGCGATAGGCGTTACATCGAGGACACGCCGACCATTATTCCGATGATGTTCTTTGCCAACAAGGTAGCGTATGCCGACACTATCGGTTACACCTACCGAATGCGTAAAGATTCTCTGACGCATACAACCAACATCATTAAGGATGTAGTGTTCAAGGGCCTTTGCTGGATTGACTTGTACGAGTTCTTCATGACGCACGACCAAGGTATGTTTGAGGCCGTCAACGTCAAAGGATTTATCGTCAACATCATTGGTACGCTGAATAAGATTCACGTCACGCCCGAGATGGTTGCTCCTTTCGAGCGAGAGTGGAATGAATTTACGATGCGCCTTCTGAACGTTATCGAAATTACGAATATTAATCTTGTCGGAGGGGAGAATAAGAAACAAGTAAAAAATTAATTATTAACTAAGTGTGGTTAAACGGCCTTCGGGCCAAACATTCTTTGGCAATGTGCAGATGTTGTCATTTCACATTGTCAGAGAATGTTGTTATTTTATAAGGTTATGGCAACAGTTGATTGGAAAAAGCTTGAAGGTCGCATATTTAGGTTTGACGTGAATACTTCGACAGAGGATGCGTTGAAGGCTACGAATCCAGCGATTATTCATTTCACGACAGAGGGGAATATTGTATTTAATGGGGTGCAGTTTGCAGGCTATAATGAGCTTATTGAGGATTTTGGGTATGCGATTCAAGATATGGCTACGGTATCAGAAGTGGATTACACACCGACAGTGGAAGATTTAAACGACTTTCCTCCTGTGTGGAAGGAATATTTTGGTCTTTTAACGGAGGATGAAAAAAAACGCCATTTATGCGCTTTCGGGAAACTTGAAGGTAATCCTAAATATTACATCAGCAAGAGCAATGCAGTTGATGCTTACGCAAAGGAAATGATGGCATTTTCATTTTGGATATCAATAAGGAGCCACTCTTATGCGACTGATATGAATATTCCAGGCTACGAAAATTATGTTATTTATGATGACGGTGGAAACCATAAACAGACAGGCTACTATTACCTTCGACAAGTTCCTCTGGAAATTCTAACATTAAACAGAGCCACCAAAAATCAGTTCGGCATAGTGAAGGTCGGTGATGGCCTGAATGTCACGGATGACGGCATAGAGGGATATAAAAACCCAGAAGACGACAACAACGGCATCATATCACTTGCCAGTGCTACAACTACGAGCATTGGCGGCGTAAAGAAAGCCAATCTAAGCCTTCAAAGTGAATACGAGTTTTTGAAGGCCGTGCCAAGCGTCACCACCCTTGATGAGGCGAAGTTCGCTATCAATCATCTACGAATTATCTGCAAAACACTCGTTGATAAACTGGAAGAGGCAGGAACGTTGAATAAATAATATTGAAAGACATGATTAAAATTGCAACACATAACAGCTTCACAGGAGAGAAAGGAGACGGCCTTTTGTCGTTCCTTGTCTCCGTGTTTTCAAAATGCCAGTCAAAAACCTTAGTGCAACAGCACAGATGCGGCTGCCGTCTGTTTGACCTCCGCGTGAAATGGGACAAGGGTAGAGGAAGATTTGTTGCCGCACATGGCTTGTGGAAAGCTAAGAAATCCCTGCTAAAACTCATGGCAGAACTTAACGGCATTGCAGCATCCTCGCCAGTCAAGACGATGTATCTGCTTACCTATGAGGGGGAATGCGAAGAAGGCACAGAGGTTTACGATAATTTCCGAAAACTTGCCGAATGCCTCAAAGGATTCAGCAACATTCAATGCGTGCAACTGAGCGTTAAGAAACCCGATTGGCGCGTATTATGGTCAAGTTCTGATATGCCGTACTACACTGCCGCCTATGATGTCTTGGCAAAGGATAATTGGAAGACGCTGCTTCCGATTCCTTGGATGTGGGCGAAGTTCAGACGAAAGGCAGAGTTCAGTGATGCCTATTACAGAATGGTTGATTTTCTTTAGGAGGGAAAATATGGAATCGTCATTTATCTTAAATCCGTTGGTTGCCTTGGCAGGCATCGGAGCGTACTACACCATTCCAACAGAGATAGAAGAGACGTTTTACGGTCTTCGATGGATGGTGTTGTTTATTATCTTCATGATAATTGCGGACTTTTACTTGGGTCTGACTGAGAGTGTGAAGGTGAAAAAGGAATCGTTCAGATATAGCAGAGCAGGACGAAGAACCGTTTGCAAGTTCATAGAGTACATGATTTACATAATGACTGGAGCTTTGCTTGGCAAGTCATTCCTTGAACCTATGGGCATAGGCACATACGAGGAGGGCGGCGCGTTAGGCTCTGTCTTTGCTGCCATATTTGAACTGGATAGCATAAAAGGGCATGTGTGTGCTATACATAATGTAAAGTTTAATTTCTCTTTCAAACGCTTTATTGTCGCTATACTAAAGAAGAAAGATAAGGATGCAGGCGAGGCGTTTGAGGAGGCAACGAAGGAGGAGAAGTAATATGAGCAATAAGCCAGTAACCCCTTGGAATGAGTTAGAGGGGAGATTTTTTAAGGTGGATGTCGGGTCAACGACAGGGGATGCAATCGCAAGTGACCATCAGACGGGCGAACCTGTTGTGCATTACACAACGGATGGGGAGATTGTGTTTAACGGAATGAAGTTTTGTCAACAGGGGGGGGCAAAAAGATTTAATAAGTTGATTGTACACAAGGCCATTCCGATGACACCAGAGAAGGGGAATTTTTATTACTTCCACGATGGCTGGATTAAATTCAAGGTTGACTTGGATAAATTGGATGATTCGGCGGTGTTTCGTTTTCCAAGTATAGAAGGATACAAAGTTAACGATAAAAGAATCATTGCCTTTGTGTATAATATTTTAAACAAAAATTCTGTTGATTATTGTGGTCGTATTAATACTGATATTGAAGGTAAGAGTATTGCAGAAATAAAAAGATTAATAGACAGTAGTTATGGAGATGCTAAGCCAGAGCGCATAAGTAATTCATTAGTCTTATATCTCCATTTATCGGATATTAATAATCAACCTCTTACATCTTTATTAGTTAAAATTACCCGTACTAAAAACTTGTATTACAACGCCAAGGTGGGGGATATTAAGATAATTATAACTAAGCAATTAAACCAATTTCTGATGGATAATGGATTAATGTTGTCATCAAGAAAATACGAGATAAGACGCTCAGATTATAGTTATGATAATGGCTATGACATTGATGAATATAATAAAAGAAATCTAATTGATTATTGCGAGCCAGCAGGAATTGGCGGTTCAAAAAGTTTTGAATATTACGATGATGTACAATTAATTCAATTTTACACCTATAAAAGAAGGAAATTATTTAAAGTTACATTTGAAAACTTTAAACTCAATAGGCATGAGATAAAAATTAATAACAAAACGACTTACCATCGAGTTTGCAAAAATATCAATTTAGCTATAATAACAAATAAAACTTCAAAGAATTTCTCCTTCACTGCGTATGCAGTAAAGTTTCGCTCTGGAAAATCGAGAACTTATTCAACAAAGAAAGAAAAAGTCGTAGTATGGAATGATGGAGGAAAAATAAAAATAAAAAAGTTCTGAACGAATTGAGACACACAAACATTTAGACGCGCTTACCATTAACTCTATCAGAACTTTCACAACAAAATTACAAAAATAATTCAACATGGCAAATTACAAACAAATAATTCCCTTCATTTTATCATGGGAGGGCGGTTTTTGCAACCGAAAGAACGACAGAGGAGGCGCGACAAACAAGGGCGTGACGATAAAGACGTGGCGAGGATATTGCGCTAAAAAGGGCAAGCCTGCAACGGTTGAGACCTTAAAAGCGATGACTACCAGCGAATGGGAGGAGATTTTTAAAACCATGTACTGGGATGCGCTCAAATTGGATAATGTGACAGACCAAAATGTCGCTAACATCGTGGTTGATTGGGCATGGGCAAGCGGCGTGGGCACGGCGGCGCGACAATTACAGAAGCTCGTAGGCGTGAAGGTTGACGGCATCATCGGAAACAAGACGTTGGCTGCCGTCAACAGCACAAGCGGCTTGCCGTTGTTTGGACGTATCAAGCAGATGCGCTTATTATTCGTCAAAAGTATTGTCAAGAATGACAGAAGCCAGCAAGAAAATCTCAGAGGCTGGGAGCGTAGAATTAATTCAATTATGTACGACAATCTTATTTTGAACAAATGATTAAGTGGTTTTACAAGCTATGCAGCAAGGTGGCAGGCTTCGCTGCCTCTCTTGGCATTGACGGCCTTACACATATTATCGTAATGACTATTATATCCAAGATGGCACTTATCTTCCTGCCAGTTTGGGTAATGGTGGCGGTTATGCTGCTTGTTGCCGTTTCCAAAGAATTGCTCGACAAATTCACAGGGCAGGGAACGTCAGAGTGGAAGGATTTCTTCTGTGATGTTGCAGGCATTTTAATAGCGATGATATGAAAAAGGCATTGTTATTCTTTATTGTTCTTCTCTCTCTTGTTTCGTGTTCGCGAAAAACAACGAGCGTTGAGAAAGAGTTCACGGATTCGGTGAGGATAGAGAGACGTGACACCCTGATACAACGGCAGATTCTTACGATTGCCGACACCGTGTATCTCTCCGACACCGTCTTTGTTTACGAACTAAAAATGGTTACGGTTGATGCAGATGGCAAAGTTCTCCGCACTGATACGGAACGCGAAAAGAAAATCATTTCCAACCGAGACGCAAAGCACTTTATCAACGCTCAGCGGGAGCAGCGGCAGACGAGCGTAACGGACAAGGAAGAGACGAGAAAGGAGAAGGAGAACAAGACGGTGAAGGAGAAACCGCCGATTTTGCAGCGATTCAAAGACAGCCTCTTTCAGTTTGCCGCGGTGTTGCTGATGATCATTGGCGCATGGTATTATTTTGTTTATTCGAAGAGGAGCAAAAAGTGAGGATAATTCGATTATTCACTTTTAAAATCCTCAACAATGAAACAATTAAAAAATCTTTTTGATAAAGCCGTTAGCGCGACAATGGAAGCAAGCGGTTTATCTTTTGAAGAGTTCACGACAAGTAGAAGTGAACGAAGTGTGAATGCACGTGTGGTTTTCGTTGATTACCTAATCGAAAAAGGAATGAGCGAAGGCACTATCGCTGAGTTAAGTGGTATGAGCCAGCAGAGGGTGAACGCCCTGAAAAATTCACGCATCTACAGAATGAAAACACTTATGTGTCGTATGCTGAAAGAGAGTGTAAACAAGATTTTGACGTGAAGAGATGGGGCGTGCTTATTGGTACGCCCCATCTGTATTTTAAAGATATTGAAAGCATAACACGCCGTGTTATTATTTTCGTGAAAAATCATGATTTTATGGCCGACAAATTATTTTCAATGAGCGTTGTCAGCGGAAGACGTGTCAAACCCAATGTGGAATTTGATACCGTTGAGCGTTCAAAACTAAAGGGGAATCGCCGTGGGCTTGCCATCCTCTATCAAGTGCAGGACTACTGGAACAATATGGAGACCTTCCGCAAGGAACGCGAGAGGACAAGAAGGTATGTATATGGCGACCAGCTTGGAGACTACATTCAAGTGCAAGGAAGGCTCGGATGCACCACGAAGATGCGCGAGTCGGACTATATTCGTTCACAGGGTAGCGAACCTTTACAGAACAACCACATGTGGAGCGTTATGCGCAGTATGCTCGGCGTATTTCGTTCACAAAACAAAGAGCCGTTTTGCTCTGCAAGAGACCGCGACGAGCAGGAGTTGAGCGAGACCATGAGTACTGTGCTTCAATGCGTGATGCAGAAGAACAGAATGAATGAAGTAAAGCCAAGAAGTTTTGAAGAATTTCTCATCAGCGGCTTTGTGGTGCATCGTATGTCGTATGAATGGCGCAATGAGAACAATGATTGCTGGATTGATTATGTGAATCCAAATTATTTCTTCATTGATGACGGCGTGCGAGATTTCAGAGGATGGGATGTCAACTGCATTGGTGAGATACACGATATTACCTTTGAAGAATTATGCTCTCAGTTTGCCAAGAGTAGTGATGATGCGCGATACCTTAAAGAGATATACAAGAGCGCAAGAACTCGTGAGCAGATAAGTTATTCTATGCGTCAGTTTGGTAACTTCGACCTTAAACGCCTTGACTTTCTCTTTGCCGAAGACACAAACAAGTGCAGGGTGATAGAAGTGTGGAGGAAAGAACAGAAACCGAGATTTCGATGTCACGACCTCAATACTGGAGAATATTTCAAGGTTGACGAAGCGGACTACCAAGAACTTGTCGTAAGCGTCAACGAACAACGAATCGCACAAGGTACGTCCGCTGGCATGGCAGAAGACGACATACCGCTCATAGAGGCCGAGGCGTTTTTGGATTCCTATTGGTATTATTACTTCATTACTCCGCTTGGATATATTTTGGATGAGGGCGAGACACCCTACGCTCATAAGAGTCACCCATACGTATTCAAGGCATACCCATTCATTGATGGCGTTATTAAGAGTTTTATGGGTGGATTCATAGACCAGCAGCGTTACGTGAACCGACTGATAACCCTGTTTGACTGGCTGATACGCGCCACGGCAAAGGGTGTGCTTATGATTCCTACCGATTGTCTCCCCGAAGGTGTTAGCATGAAGCGTTTTGCCAGCGAATGGCGTAAGTTTAATGGTGTTGTATTCTACAAGCCAGGAAAGAGTGGACGCATCCCCCAACAGGTGGCGAACAACTCAACCAACATTGGCATCAATGAAATACTTAGTCTGCAATTGAAGTTTTTTGAGAATGTGAGCGGCGTAACTGGAGCCATCCAAGGCAAGCAGGCCCAGTCTGGAACCAGCGGAACGCTTTATGCTCAGCAGACCAACAATGCAGCCGTATCGTTGAGTGATGTTTTTGAAAGTTTCAACAACTTCATAATAGACGGCGCGTACAAGACGGTAAAGAATATACAGCAATACTACGATAGCAAGCGCATTATCAATATTTCTGGAAGGAGGGGCGCACAAGTGGAGTACGACCCAGAAAAGATGCAGGACGTTGAGTATGACCTCAGCATTGAGGATAGTGCATCATCTCCTGTTTACCGTCAGCTCGCTAATGACTTCCTAATGGAGATTTGGCGGAGTGGCCAAATTTCGTTGGAGCAGTTGCTTGAAAACGGAAACTTCCCGTTTGCCGACAGTCTCTTGCAGAGTATAAAGAGCCAGCAGGAACAAATCGCTAACGGGCAGCAGCCGCAGGGATTACCGCCGCAGCTTCAACAGCAGATACAGCAAGGAACAAACATGCAGGCCGTTCAGCAAGAAGCGCAGGCCCTTTATGGCTAAAGAAAAGCCCCGACAGCAAAGACGTTGTCGGGGCTTTTCAGCCAATGAATAAAAAAATTATATGAAGAAAAATCTACTCTCCGCAAAGTTGTTTCAATTTCTGCTCAAAGGAAAGTTTTGTTTCCGTGATTGCCACATCATAAGTAATTGCCTGGTACTTCGGCATGTGGTATTGCAGCAGTTTTTCAACAATTATAAGACGCTCGCGCGGTTTTAGCTTCATAAAGTCCTCGTGCATGAGGCCCGTGGAAGAGTAAGCATCAAGAAACTTTGCGATAGTCTCCCGACCCAATTGTGTAGCCTTATTCGGCGTACCTTTTTTTCTTCCACATTTTCTTACTGCCGTTGCCATTTCGCTTTATAAAGTTATAAATCGATAGCAAAGATACATGATTATATTTGCCTCATATATATATCTTTATAAAACAGACTACTATGGCAATAGGAACAGCTATTTCAGCAGGTGTCGGCGCAGCAAGCGCCATCTTCGGCGGCATCAAGAATGCGCGTGAAGCCCGTAAACAACGCCGTCTCCTCAAAGAGCAGGAAGCGGCAGAGAAGGCTTGGTATGACAGAGAATACAATACTGACAATACACAGCGTGCCTCTGCACAGCGTCTTATCACGATGACACAGGACAGCATCCGCAAACGCAATCAGGCGGCGGCAGGGCAGAGCGCCGTGATGGGCGGCACGACGGCGGCAGCAGCGGCCGCACGCGAACAAAACAACAATGCCATCGCTCAGACCGCGAGCAATATCAACGCACAAGGCATGGCGCAACGTGACGCAGTCGAACATCAGCATCTTGCCAACATGCAGAACTTCGCCAACAGACGGATGCAGATGTCTCAGCAACAACAAGCTAATACCGCAGCCGCCATCCAAGGCGTCGGACAAGCCGCAGCAACGGCGGGGCTTGCCTTTGACGAGATGGCAGAGGCTAAAAAGGATTTGAAACAGAAAACCGACGCAAAAGTATGAGTGCAATAAGTGACATCTTAGGAGTTAAACCAAAACAGGAGGAGCAGCCTGTCACACCGCAGGCTAATCCTCAATATCCCGTGGACTGGCAGAATGGTCAGACCTCTTCTGGAGGACAAGCGCCTTCTGCCATCCAAGGTAACACCAGCCCAAACTATGGGCAGAGGCCAGCGGTTACAGAGGCATCATTGGCGAGCAATCCACCGCTTAACATTCCGCAGTCGCAGTTATATGAACCTCAGAATATGAAAACTGCCACGCAACTTTATGCGCAGAAATACGGAATACCGCAGGCAGCACAGCAGACAACGCCACAGGCGACCGCCACACCACCAACCAACATTGATGAGACGCCAGAACAAGCCTACAATCGCGTTTTGAACGAGAAGGGCGAAGCACCCTCAGAAGCATATAAGGCGCAGGTCAAATCACTGACGGAATTACGCAACTATCTCAACGAGACATTAGACCGCACCAAACGCACCAAAGAGCAGGAAGAACGCGAGAACAAGCGAGCCAAACAGAGAGCTTTGTATTCTGCTATCAGTGACGGCATCCAAGCGCTTTCCAACCTTTATTTCACGACAAAGGGCGCACCTAACGCTTATAATCCCAATGCCTCTATGAGTAAGGCCAATTTAGCACGATGGGACAAGATGGTAGCGCAGCGCGAGAAGGATGCTGCAAAGTATATGGCGGTTCTTAAAGAAAAATACGGCCTTGACGCGCAAGTCGTGCAGCAGGAGCTTTCCGCAAAGACAGCACGAGAGAAACGCGCACAAGACGCCTTCAACCGCGTTATTGCCCAATCTGGGCTTAAAATCAAGGAACAAGATGCTGATACGCGCAAGAGAGCAGCGGATGCAAAAGCCGAGAACGACAAACAGAGAGCAGAGGACCAAAGAAGACATAACGAGGGCATGCTCAATGTTGCCAAGCAACGTGCCGCGACAAGCGCTGCCGTCGGCGCGTCTACCATTGCGAGAAATCAGGCAGCAGCCGATAAGTATAGGAGCGAAACAAGTGCAGGCGGCACAGGCAAGCCAGATAAGCAGGGGCGCATGAACCGATATATCTACGTTCCGAGAGGGACTGGGAATGCCGAGAGGGCCAAGGAGTTCACCGTTCATGTCGTCTATGCAACCGAGGCAGAAGCTAATGCGGCAGCAAAGAAGTACAAGGGCGCTTATGTTAACTCTACATCAGAGAGGAATGGTGCTATGTTTGGGGCTGGAAAAACCACCCAAAAGGGAGGTTATAGATACATCCCTTCTGCCAAGCAGAATGGCAGCGCGGTCTATTATAACGATAAAGGGAAGCGTATAAAGTTCGACAGAAGCAAGGGAAAATGGGTTAGCTATGGCGAAACGAAGCCTATCAAACAATCTAATGATTTACAAGTATTTAAGTGATGATAAATATGGAGAATACGGAAGATAAAAGACCTATCAGCAGTGATAAGTATTCCACGGCATTATATAATACGTTGAAGTTAAATAATGCCTATGACAAGGACTACGATACTTTCTATAATGATTTTTACGCCCCAGGTATAAAGGGTTACACATATCGTAAGGAAGTGTACGACTTTATGAAGAAGGGAGGTGTAGATTATATTGGCGATACCTACGAAGAATTTGCTTCAAAGATAGGTCTTCACGCCATAGATCCGCAGACACAACAAACGCCTATGGGCGCGGATTCTATTTCCAAGGATATGACCCCCGTGGAAGTCACGCCAACAAAAAAGCCAGAAGCGAAGAAAGAAGAAAAGCCAGAGGTGAGCGCTGAGGCAGTCAGCGAAAATCAACACCCTACCGACACTCTTCAAGATTTCAACCCGAATGTAAGCCGCATGAGGAATGCTGGAACGGACTATTTTCTACAGGCCGCAGAAGAAATATCGAACAACGCTTATTCAAACAGCTATCAGCCGAAATCCCTTGAAGAACTTGCAAATCAGGCAACAGAGAATTTAAAGAAGAAAGCATATCAGAAGCCAAAAGAGGATTCTTATGTACGCTTGAATCAGACAGCACGATATATCCCTATACGCTCATTGCCAAAGGATGCGGACTTGGATTCAGTATTTGAGGCGGCACTTACTTTTGAGAATCAAGTATGCGGCGGTGCAAAGGAATACACTTTTGCACCGCTTGGTGGCGATATTCAGGAGAGGTATGAAAAGTGGAAGGCTCTTAAGGGGCTTGGTAGTAGTTATACACAGGAGACAGCGAGTATGTCTCCTAATGCGGTCTATCTTCAAGCGATAAATCTTCAAGCATTAGGCAAGGAGAGACCTGCATGGATTTCTGAATTAAGATGGAATGAAGCATTAAATTACGATAAGAATAAATTAAACAAGATAACCGCTGAATTAGAGCAGGAAGACCAAAAGAGAAGACTGAAACGCTCCGATGGTGCATACCCCGACGATGTGTCGTTGAACGGAATGTACCATGCCAATTATACAGCCTTAATGGCAAGTGACATTTATAATAATGGCACGAATAAGACGATTTTTGTATTATTCCAAGACGGCCGTATCAGACCGCTTCAAGCACCAGACCCAAGCATTTTAAGGGGAGGGGTAGAAGCGCAGCGCGAGCTATTCAGACGGCAATACGAAAAGATGACCTTCGGCGAAGAAGGAAAGGATTATACAGACCCCTACGAGAAAAACAGAGTGGTCGGCAACTTCCTTCAAAACGGGGAAGTGTGCCATATTATCTATTTTCCGTACATGATTGAGCAGCGCAGATGGGATGATGCGCAGGAACTTATTAAAATAGGTTTAGGAGGAAAATTCAACGAAGAGGGGGTGTTGTTAAACCCTGATGACAGATTGCAAATAGTGCCTGTTGTCGTTAAGAATGGAGAAAGCGAAGAGGATGCCATAGCAAAAGCCAAGGTGGAGTTGGATAACGAAATCTCAAAAAAACTTCCATACAAGGAGACGTATTTGCAACAGCAGATCGCGCAGGCCAGAGAAGCGCTAAAGAAAGAGCAGGAGCGGCTTAAGCAATTGGGAAAGCATGATGCTGTCAAGGGGTCTTACCTTCCACCAATGTTTAATTCAAAATATTACGACGACCTCTTAGAATCTTCAACTGAAGAAGGCGTAAAACGTAGCGATGAAGTTGCGCTCGCAAGGGGAAATATAAGAAAATTAGAAAAATCCATTAAGAAATATACACAGGCGTTAGAAGCCTTACGCACAGGAGACAAAGTAGGAGCCTGGGGTGGTTTTCTTGAAGGTATCTCCGATTTGGATAACTGGACTTTCGGTCTTTATAATTTGCGTGAAAACCTTGTTGCAGTGAAAGCGCACGAAGGGAAAATGGGTCAGGAAGCCAAAGACCGCTTAGGGCTTGCACGTTCGCTCAGTCAAGAGTCAATGTCGGCATTTCATAGACACGGGGAAGGCCGTCTTTATGGCCCAGCATTCGGTGCTGGATATTCGTTCCCCTTCACCATTGGTGCGATAGCGACCTATGGCGCAGGAAATGTTGCCGCAAGAGGTATTATCAGGGGTGGAAGCAGAATGGCCGCGAAATACGGCACGAACTGGCTCTTTGATACCACCATCCGAGCAACAACGCGACTGGCAGCTATCAATGCCGCTGGTGTGATTGATAGCTCATTTCAGATGCCGCGCATCATCTCTGATGCTGCAATTGAGAAGATGGGCTTGATGAATTACACGTTTGATGAAAATCAACGTATTGTCGTAACGGGCACACAGCAAGAAAAGAGCTGGGGGCACTCCTTGTTACACTCAGGATTAAACACGCTCGTACAAAACGTCTCAGAGCGTGTTGGTACTTACGTATTGGAGCCTGTGGCCAAGGCTTTTGGCATCGGGAAGATTAGCCTCCGCAGTTTTGGCGAAGCCTTTCCGTATAACAAAACAATCCACATGATACAAAACGGCGCATTTGCCAAGGCAATGTCAAAGGTGTATGGCACATTTGAAAAAGGTGGCTATGATGGATTTGTAAATGAGGTATTGGAAGAATATATCGCCAATCCGATGACGGCTACCTTCGATGAAAATTATACCTTTGCCGATATTTTCGATAGCAGACAAAATCTTGACACGGCATTGAGTGTTTGGGCTTCCTCAATCCTTATGCTTGGTCTCTCCTCTACTGCAAGTTCTGTCAAGTATTACAGAACGCTCCGCTCTGTCAATAACGCTTATGATAAAGCAGAAGCCAACGCAAGACGTTTATTTGGCAACGAGAACTGGGACAAGATTCAAAACACAATCCTCAGACTGGAGGGTGAGCAATTGGTGAACGCTATATATGCAGGCGTATGCCAGAATAAATCTCTCTCAGACGAACAAAAGAAGGCGTTCCTTAATTACGTGAGAGCACAGAAGGCACAAGCCGTATTTAATAATGCTGTTAGCGAAAAGTATTCCTTCTCACTCACGGGCGAGGAGTTGAACGAAATGAACGCCATGACCATTCATGCTTACGCAGAAGGTCGCAACATGCAGACACCGCAGGAATATGCACAGGCACAACAGGCATTTGCTGACACGCGAGAAATGGCTATGTCAGCACTTGGCGTTACTGATGATATAGACGCATACCTCGATACACTGGGCGAGACCCCTGCCGAGCAGTTGAAAAAAGGTGTGGAAGCTGCAAAGGAAAAGGGGCTTGACGAGAAGGCCGCAAACGCTGCACTGTCTGCCTACCTGAATGCCCGTGAGCAGCAGAAGGGCGCGATGGATGGCATCACCTCTGACGAAAGCATACGCAGACAGCACGCAGACAGCGTAATCAGACAGATAACCTTTGAGAACGAAGCAGACAGCGAAGGAGGCTCTGGAAAGATTATTCTGGTGAACGTGAAAGGAAGGGAGAAGCCAGTGTTCCTTATTCGTGGAAGATACGAAAACGGAAGCATTACAGGTGAAACGGTTGTTGTCAGTGAAGGTAACGGTGTTATTGAAATGATTCCTGCATCCGAAGTGGAAGGTATTGTTGAAGAATCCGATGCTATGACCGAGCGTCAACGGAAGTACGATAAGATTGATGCTGAAAATAAGGAACAGCAGAGACTTATCAATCTAAACATGGACACTCCGCTGGCAGGTCAAGGCGGTATTCTGATGGACGAAGAGGGACATAGACGGCAAGTTGGTATTAAATGTGTTTTCAATGACGAACAAGGGAATCCTGCAAGCGTCTTAGTCGTTGACCAAAACAACAATGACTATCTTATCCCTATTGATGTATTCCGAGAGCAACGCGGCCGCGGACGTAAGTTTGAGGCTATTGAGCCGTATTTGGATGAGACAGACGAAGAATACCATGCGGCAGAAGGGCCGATGAATGAGGAGTACAACTTGGCCAACAAGGAGCAAGAGGGCGTATCGGAAGAAGACGCGCAGGGAGCGGCAGAGGGTGTCACACCTCAGCCAGCTACGGATGCTACTGAGAAGCCAACGAAGCCAGAAGTCAAATACGATTACCATGTCAAGATGAAAGACGGCAGCGGAAATGCCGTCAGTGGACGTGTCACCAATCTGTCAGCAGACGGCGTGGAAATTGAGTTTGACGCGCCATATAATGGGAAAATGGTAGACCGCATCCCTCTTGCGGACTTCGATAATGGTGTTTCTGAGATTGCTGATGCAAACGGAAATGTGCTTTGGAATGAAACAGAGGCGGTGGGCGACACGGAAGTCGCGCCACAGGTGGATGCTACACCTACGCAGGTAGGGCGGGAAGACGCAGAAAAATCTGCTATTGCCCAAGCAGAGCAGGAGCATAAGCCTACGGCCTTGGAGCGCATTCCACGTAGTGAAAATGGCGAACCTCTATTTGAGCAGGCGGAAAATCCAGAAGTAGCATGGGATGCTCTTGTAGAGTTTAGTGATGGCAATGCAGCTACAGCCAAAGAGATTGCCGATGCAATGACCGAGGAGAAACGCAAAGCATTGGAGAAAGCGCGGAAACTCAAACTGAAAGGCAAGACACCAGCGGAGATGCTTGCGTCAAAGCAGGCTAATGCCGCTGAACTCGCCAAAGCTGAGAGCGAATACAACCATTGGCAACGAATGGCAAATGTAGAACAGAACCGTCAGAATGCAATCCGTGCCCAGCAGGAAGCCGAGGCACGCCAACGTGCTACCGAACGCGCAGAAGCAGAAAAGGCGAAACGAGAAGCTCGTGAAGAGGCAGAACGCCGTGAGCGTGAAGCATTGGAGGGCATTCCCGAATGGCACATGGATACGCCAGAAAACGCAAGAAAGCGTGGCGCACGCCGCTATGGCGGTCAGATATTCACTCGTCAAGAGCCTGTGAATGGTGTCGTGGGCAAGGAGGTGGAAGTGAAATTTTCACAGAAAGACCTCCCCAAAGGGCATGTTGTCGTTATGGAAGCCGAGCAGTTGCAGCCCTCACATATCCAGGGAAAGCGCAACCCGATGTTCTTCATCGAGGAAGCGCAGCCCAAGAACCGTGCAGAAGATGTTTCACAGACCGCAGCAAGAAATATTGCTGAAAATATCCGTCCGCAGGAAATCACAAGCAGTACAACCGCATACACAGGAGCACCAACCATCAATACTCGTGGTGAGGTTATTCAAGGCAACAACCGCTCTGACGCACTCCGTTACCTTTGGCAGAACAATTTGCCAGAGCAACAGCAGGCATATAAGCAATACTTGCTTGACCAAGCGGAACAATTAGGACTTGATTCAAATGCAATCAACGCCATGCAGCACCCTGTACTTGTCAATCAACTTGACGTGGACGATGCCGAGGCTATCCGCTTAGGGCAAATGACCGCACAGGACACTGAGAGCGGTGGTGTAGAGCGCATCAAGCCAAAGAACGTAGCACAGAAACTTGGTGACAATATGCGCACGTTTGCCAATCGCTTGCTCAGTAGCAGCGATAATGATGCCACCTTCGGTCAGCTTGTAGACCGAAATGGTGAGGATGTGCTGAATTGGATGAACCAAATTGGCGCAATCAGCAACACTCAGTATCAATCGGCATTCGACAGTAAAGGCAAACTAACACCAGAAGCCAAGAACGACTTGCAGAAAGTTCTGTATCAAGCCGTGTTCAATGGAGGCTCGCAGCAGTTGGAAGAAATGTTTGACCGTCTACCAGCCAAGGCTCAGCGTGCAATCCTCTCAACTGCATTCCGTGACATGGACTCACCATTTGCAGGAAAGATGTTGCCAGAGATACAATCGTCTATCATCGCTTACAATGCGCTGATGCAGGACGAAGGCTTCGCTTCTGCAAAGAACATGGAGGAAGTTTTGAGGGCTATTGAAATATTCAAGCATCAAACTGCACTTGATGATAGGTTTGAGCAGTACATGCCAGCGGATAATTTCAGTAACTTTGCACTGCATCTTGCTGGCTTGTACAAGGCAAGCGATATGTCGCAGACGACCATTGCGTCTTACTTCAACGAGATGTACGACCTTGCACAAGGGAAGAAAGCCGCCACTCTGTTTGAGGAGGCAGATACAACCGAGTATCCTCTTGCCGAGGTCATTAAAAAAGTTTTAGGAATTAATTATAAACCAGCAAAGAATGGAAACAACAATGTCGCAAATGGAGGTGCTGATGTGGCTCTCCGTAATCAAGAAGGCCAAGGAAGGCAACCCCGAAGCAATAAACCATCTGCAAGCGGAGAACAAAATCAGACAAGAACAGAATCGTCCGAGCGTGGAGGAGGAACTGAAAACGCTGGCTCAACTGGAGGAGAGAAAGGAAATCTACCGCCTACTGAAGGAAGGGAAGAAAGTGAAGAAAACGAATTAGACGAAAATGGTAGACCCTTTATCAAGGCAGAAAATGGAACTACTGTATTTGGCGAAATCACAGATGATAGCGGGTTAACGGCTGCTCCGATAAAACTGAGTGAGGGTTTCCAAGATGCCAATACAGGCAAAGGATATGGTCTTGTTCATATAGAGGCTAATCACGGAGAGCAAATTCGTCAAGCAGGTTTCACTTCTGTAAAAGAATTTGTTTCGTTCGTAGCAACCCACTATGACCCAGATAACATTCGAGTAGGTAAGCGTAGAGATGATGGGAGTGGTACTTTCCTCATTCAAGTAACAGACACTCACGACAATACCCTATTCATAGAATTATCAAAAGATGGTTCGTATTGGAACGTAAATAGTGGCGGTATATTCCGCAAAGGGTATTCTAATAAAAAAGAAACGGTCGCTAAGACCGAACCTCAGCAACCGACCAATGCCGTATCAAGTGACTCTTCGCTTTCTGCGAATGTTAAGGATGGCATTACAAACGCAGAACCCAACGGTGAGCCTACCGTTTCTTTAGACAAAGGTACGACTTTACCAGCAGACCAACAAACTTCTGATGAAGAAAATACTAAAAAAGTCGCTGATAGTGAGGGTAAAAATACACTTAAAGCCAAAATTGAAGCAGCCTCAGCCGAAGTGAACACCGACCCCACCGAAGCACAGAAAGAGGCTGGCAACTACAAGAAAGGTCATGTGCAGGTTGGCACGTTTGACATTACCATCGAAAACCCAAAGGGAAGCGAGCGCAGCGGTACGGATGCCAACGGCAAGAAGTGGAGCGTGAAGATGAATAACACCTACGGCTATATCCGTGGCACGGAGGGCGTGGACGGAGACCATATAGACGTGTTCCTTGCAGAAGACATGGATAAGTGGGACGGCAAATATGTGTTTGTGGTTGACCAGTACAACCCCGACGGCACGTTTGACGAACACAAGGTGATGCTTGGCTTCAACAGTATGGAAGAGGCACGGAGCGCCTATCTTTCCAACTATGAAAAGGGTTGGGAGAATGGGCGCAGAATTGTCGTGGCCAGAATTAAGACGGACGATTTTCAGAAGTGGGTGGATAGCAGTCACAGGAAGACCAAACCGTTTGCGCATTACGTGATAGCAGGAGCGGCAGATGTTTCCGACAACGAAAAGAAACCTTCTGCATCTAAGAAAGGAAAGCCCCACGTTTCCAAAGAGAATGAGGTAAAGCGCACCGTCGAACATTTCCCGATGGAGACCACAGAGGAAGCCGCTGCCTTTGATAAGCGCGTTCCCGAAATGAAGGATTCGGAATTGCTTGCGTATATGCAAGAGGACGGCAAGGGTGATATAAACAGCGCTTACCACATGAGTATCTATGATGAATATGATTATCGGCATACTGACGAACAAACGGAGGCATACAATACCTATATTCAGCAACTGCATGATAGCAATACCACGCTGGAGCAGGCAGAAGAAATGCTTGGCAATATCTTGGGCGATGTTGAACGATTTGCTACGGACGAACGCTCTCAATTGATTGGCCAGTCTGATGCACTTCAAGATTATATTACGGAATTGGAGCGGCAGAAGGAAGATGAAAGAGCCGAGGCTGAAAATAGCGCTGAGAATACTGATGCAAATCATGTAGAAGAGGCAGATGTTGAAGAAAATAAATCAGCGGAGCCAGTCGAAGCAGATAAGTCAAAGCAGTATGGCGAATATCAAGAAGTTTATGATAACTTTGTCAGTGATGTGGAAAATCGCGGAATGATACCTGATTTAAGAGCTATCAAGAATAAAATCAGAGACACCAAACGCAGGCTTACAGTCCTAAGAAATGGTGCAGCCACTTCAATTCAGAGTGACGAAGACTTAAAACGCTTTGAGACGGCAGAGAAAAAGCTGACAGATTTGCTGCATGTCTACGAAGCTATGCGCGACTACACAGAGGCCAGAGTAAAGAAAGCAGAGGCGGCAGCGCAGCGTAAACCTTGGAGCGAGAAGAACGCACAAGAACGCATGGATGAAGCGAGCAAGAATCCTCTGACGGAAGAAGAAATACAAAATGCCCCAACCGATGAAGTGAACAAGGCAAACGCCTTGGATTATCTAAGCGGAAATCATGGGCTTATACAAAGTATATCCTATTTAAAAGTTTACGAAGATGTTAGGAATCCCAATGGAAGTGCTGCATCAGATAGCGGCACAAAAGACAAAACACAGCTGGCTGGCAGAAGTAATTCAGCAAGTGAAGGACGAGACACAGGAGGAAAATCTGGAGGAACAGCTGGCAGAGTGGATAATGGAGGAAGCAGAGAAAATGTTTCCGAACAATCCGATGGTGGAAAGAGTGGTGAGAGAAGCACTCGTGATAACGCTGGAGAGGGAAGCAATACAGGCATTTCTACAGAAGAACAACCAGTGGGCAGACGTGATGCCAACAGTGGAAAGCCCAGAAGAGGGGGCACGAGTGGGCGCACGCGAAGCGATGGCGGACGAAGCGGACGAGGAGAAAGCGGCAATCCTGCTACGGAAAATGGAACACGGAGAGCTGCATCCGAATCTGTAAAAGAGGAGAGCGCAGACGACTTCCTTAACCAGGCATTAGGTGAGTTTAAGGATGTCTTGGATGATTTTATCAAGGCAGGACGCGGAGAACTCAGCATCAGCCTTGTTGGCCTCAATTCAAAACAAATGGAGATATTGCCCCGCTTGATACAAGTAGGGGCTAAGGTGGGCTATGCCTATATACGAAAAGGCGTGCATGGTTTTACCGAATGGGCAAACCACGTAAAGGAGGCCATAGGAAAATACCTCCGCGATGCCAATCTTTCAGATGATGAGATAGATGCCTTCATTAAGGAAATGTGGAAATCCAAGATACCGTTTGACGGTCAGATACATACACTTGAAGAATGGGCTTCTATCTATAGCAAGAAGGATTTGCGCAATAAGGTAAGAACTACAATAGAAGAAAAGCGCGAGGCACAGAGACAGGCTGAAAGTATATCAGTGAAGACGGGTGACATAAACAACATCCGCGAAACCCTGCCCTTCCTGCTTCCTCAGCAGCAAGAAGATGTACTGAGAGCCGAAACGCAGTTCTTTGACGAAACCCATCAGGATAGAGAGCACGCCAACGGTAAGGGTTACATGTTTACCAATGGCACGGGAACAGGAAAAACCTATACTGGTCTCGGTATTGTCAAGCGCTTTGTCAAGCAGGGAAAGAAACGTATTTTAATCCTCACGCCGTCACAACCCAAAGTGCGCGACTGGATTAATGACGGAAAGAATCTCGGCCTTGAAATAAAAAGTCTTGACGATTGGGCAAAGGAACGCGGAACTACTGCCACGACAGAGGCAGGAGAAGGCACTATCATTACTACTTACGCCAATTTTAGGCAGAATGAAGAACTTCTAAACGGCACGTTCGACCTCATCGTATATGATGAAAGCCATCGTCTGATGGAAAACAAGAATGCTGCAAACACCATAGGGACAAACCAGCATCACATGATAGCCAATCGGGATGCCGCATTCGCCACTATTAGGCTTCGTAAAATCAATCCATTCTACCAAGAGCGCGACAAGGTAAACGATGAGTTTAAGGAAAAGAGGGAACAACTCGTTAAGGAATTAACGCAGGAGAATCCTAACGAAATGGATGGTTCACTCGTCAGCAAGGGGCTTATTCCGCATTCCACTGACGCATTTAATTGGCATGAAGAAGATACTGAACGTTTCCCCGAATTTGCGCAACTTCACAATCGTTTTCAGGAACTGACGGAAACTATCATCAAAAAGGTTGACCCACAGATAGAAGAGCAGGCCAAAAAGGATGCTGCACACACAAAGGTTGTATTCCTCAGCGCTACCCCTTTCAATACCCGTGAAAACATTGATTACGCACAGGGGTATATATTCTCTTACCCAGACAAGGAACAGGCAAGAGGGTATAGTGTTGCGTCACCCCAGACCATCTTCTTTGAAGAGCATTTCGGTGCGGCATATAAGTGGCGCTATGGACGTTTGGAGCATTCAGAAAGAAATGCGGAAGCCATAGCCCAGCAAGAACGCGAGTTTAGTGATTGGCTACAACACACCCTATGCACCATGAGCGGAAGAATCATTGACTCTGAATATGATTATTCGCGCGATTTTCCTGTTGTCTCCGTAGAACATGCCGAAGAAATTAACAACGCTGCCGAGGAGATTCTAAGGGATAAATATTTCAATATGGCCTACCATAAGGTGTTCGGTAATTACAATTACGCGGGAGCTTTGTTTGAAACGCTTAAGGTGGCAACGCTTATTCCACGCATCAAACAACATCTTGAAGCAGGAAGAAAAGTCGTGATATTCCACCGTCGCGTAGAAAGCAAGACCCCTCTTATTCCGCCTTTCGCCGCCATGCTCTCAGCCTGCCACGCCATTATTGATGAAATGAAAATGAAGAACAAGCCGAAAGAGGAGATTGATGCAGCTCGCCATCGTCTTGAAGAACTTAAGGAAAAGTGGCGCGGCCTCTTGAAGTGGGAATCAATGCTTGATTACAGTATGCCGAGAGAGCAGATTGCAAAGGCTTTCGGCGCAGACAACGTGCTTTATTTCTCTGGTCAGGAATCCACCAAGGCAAAGAACCAAGCCGTTGATAGTTTTAATAACGACGAGAGCGGTAAGAATATTATCGTTATTCAGGAGGCGAGCGGCAAGGAAGGCATTTCTCTTCACGATACGACAGGAAAACATCAGCGTGTTTTGATTACCCTTGCTCTTCCGCAAAGCCCGATTACCGCTTTGCAGATAGAGGGACGTATCTATCGCATCGGCAACCGCAGTAATGCTATATTTGAATACCCCTTGCTTGGCTTGAACTCCGAAATAATACTCTTCGGGCAGAAATTCAACGGCCAGATTGGAACAACGGAAAATCTTGCACTTGGCTCACAAGCTCGCAATCTTCGTGAAAGCTTTGCTCGCAGTGTAGAGGAGAGCGGGAAGGATGTCCCTATTGAAGAACAGGGCTTTGGCGGAAAAGAGGCAGACGCAGCAGAAAGAGACGAGACCTCGCCATTTGACCGCGCCGTGCTTGACTATTACGGCAATCAGAAGTTGAAAGGAAAAAGAGACAGCCGCGAGGGGGTTGACTATTATCCAACCCCAGAACCGCTTGGATTCAAAATGGTGGAATGGGGAAATCTCAACGACGGGGAAACTACACTTGAGCCAAGCGCAGGGCATGGAGCTATTGCCCGCTACGTGCCGTCTGCAAATCCGTTGACCGCGATAGAACCATCACAAAACCTCTTTGCTAAACTGCAATTAAAGGCAGGAGGTAGCGGACGCAAATTCGTCAACACAATATTTGAAGGCTACAATGTTGTAAACAAACATGATGTTATATTTATGAATCCTCCTTTTGGGACGGGTGGACGTTTGGCCGTTGACCATGTGGCTAAGGCTTTCACGCACCTTACAGAAGGAGGCCGCATTGTGGCCATTATCCCGAGAGGTTCAACAGACAAGAAATTTGATAAGTGGATTGACGAACAGGAAAATGCCGTTGTCACAGGTGAAATCATGCTGCCAGATATTACCTTCCAACAGGCAGGCACATCCGTTATGGCTCGCGTTTTGGTCATTGATAAGGTAACAAATCAAAGTCTTCGCAGTGAAGCAGAAAGCAAATATCGCAGAATAGACCTCAGTCGTAGAAAATACGACAAGATAGAAGATTTCTTTGAGGATATTCGCGATATTCAGATGCCAAGCCGAACCATTGACGAAAAGGCGCGTATGCTGAAACGTGCCGCACCCGCTTTGCGCGATATAAAGGAATTGAAAGGCGTGGTGGACGTACAAGCCCAAGAGGATGGTATAGACATCAGAACAAAAGGCAGCGCAATGGGCTTTTATCTTGACCTTACTGTTAGCGACTTTAGTTTGCAGCAGCAATTGCGAACCAAATATCAGAGGTATGCGCAAGAAATTGAATGGAACGAACACCGTCATAACGAAAAGGCTGTAGAGATTTACAAAGCCTACAATGATTTGGTGTGTCGTTTGCTTGGAAAGACGGCAGAGGAAGTTGAATCTGACATAACCAGGGAGAAAATGGGATTAGAACAGCCTCATGAAGAACAAGGGGTTGCTATCAATGTTGCACCCCAAGCAGAGGAAAGCCCTTCGTCTGAGCAAAACGAAAGCACAACGGAGTCATCGCCTTACCACTATGAATTGAAGCACCACACAAAGACTGGCGCGGAGATGTTCATGGCTATGCCAAACGAAAAAAGCGGATTAAGCAGTGAAGAGTATTCTTCTATGCTGGCAAAAGCAAAGAAGCATGGTGGGTATTGGAATCGCTTTATGAAGGGCTTCGCTTTCCCGAGTGAAAAGAGCGCGAAAGATTTTCTTGCCGAGACGGGGAATACGGAACCACAGGCAGACGAGCGTTATCAAAAGGCTGGCACACCTCTTACACCCAATAGCGCTGAGGTGGCTTTGCGCGATGCTATCGCTGACCTTATGAGAAAGAGCGGGCTTGATGTTATTGAATCAAAGGAGGGACAGCGGGTGCTGGATATTGCGAATGGAAGAGGCACGCGGTTGAGCGCAAAACAAAAAAGAGCACTTGAAACCGTAACGATAGCAGACGAATCCACTAATAATGCCACTGCCATTTCAAGTGCTGATGGTGCAAAGATACAAAAAAATCTTGAATCCCTTGCAGAAGGCTATAGCAATCGCTCTAATAAATCCAAAGGGTTTATAACCGATTTATCTCAATCGCTCAATTTGGAACAACACGAAGCAAGCCACTATGGAACATTTGTAACGGAAAATGGTAAGACTGTTACTATTCGTGTGAGCAATCACAATGCACGGGTCTCAAACTTTGACAGGAATGGCGAGATAGACGGAATCAGTATTGTTATATCAAGCCACGGGAATAAAGGATTAAACAATGATGGAAATGCACACATTGTAGAGTTTTTCTACTCCAAGCAATCCCTTGAACGTTCTGAAGATAAACCGTTGGCCGACATCATTCTCTCTGTTTCTAAGGCTTTAAAAAGCGGTGAATTTAAGGATAATACTGGTCTTGCACAACGTCAAGAAGTTAACGAGCAGATTATCCGTGAGCAACGCCTAACTAATACGAGATTATATAATCCGCGTGCATCCATATCCCCTGTTCGAGGACAATGGACGAAGGATAAGATATTAAGAAGATTGAAAGATATTGGTGGCTCGCGTAAAGGATTTTATACAGCAGCAAAAATCATAAGCGAATTTGATAGCCCAGAAGAACTTGAGGCCCACATGTATTATCATGGAACGCAGTATGGTGGAGGAGCGTTGAAGCCAAGCATACTTATGAGTGACCGCGATATAGAAAGATACGGCGGAGGTGGATACGGTGTGAAATATTGGGGTATCAGTGTCTCTAAGAGCAAGAAAGTGGCATCAAACTTCTCTCAAGGGGAAGGAGTTAGAATCTATCCCATAATTCTTTGCAAAAGCGCTAAGGTTGTTGAAGTAAATGGTGTTGAAGACGCAGAAGACCTTGACGAATATATAGAACAATTATGGAAAGATGGTGTTGATGCTGTTTGGATTGGCAAGGGAGAACAAGAATTATGCGTATTGAATCCCAATGCAATTGTCAATATAGATACAGCAGACCATTACCGAAATTATAAATTAGGTTCGGAAGAAAATCCGCTAAAGATTATAGACAAGGAAGGCATTGCCAAATTATATCATGATGCCAAAGCCTTTATTCAAGCCTATAAGAAATCGCCCAAAAAACCATTAAGGCCATTTCCATTCGAGGAATCTAATAATGGAGAACTTGAGTATAAACCCAAAGATAAATATGAGGCCGAAATGCGTGAATACGAGCGGAAAAATGATGAATATCTAAACTCGGATGAGTATAGGGAATGGGAAAAAGCGAGAGAATATGCCGAAGAAAACATCCGCTTCTTCCGCACATCCAATGGCGAGGCTTACGGATTTACAGTCGGCGGCAAAATCTATATAGACCCAAGAATCGCGACAGCCGAAACGCCTATCCATGAGTATGCCCACCTATGGGCCACCGCCATGCGCGAAGGCAATCCTACGGAGTGGAAGAATATTGTCGGATTGATGAAGGGCACATCCGTATGGGCTGAGGTGCAGAAATTGTACCCAGAACTTAAGAACGATGACGATATTGCCGACGAAGTGCTTGCAACGTTCTCTGGTCTCAGGGGAGCGGAGCGATTGCGTGCTGAGCAGCAAAAGATTATGCAGGGCGACGGCAGTGTGTTTGAAAAAGCTGCCGCTGTCGGTGCGCTTGCCCGCGTGAAGCAGGCTCTGAGTAAGTTCTGGAAAGGCGTTGCCGATTTCTTGGGCATCCATTATACGAGCGCCGAGGAGGTTGCCGACCGCGTAATGAAGGATTTGCTGGAAGGGGTTGACCCACGGAAGTTTGGAGTGAGCAGTAATGATGACATACGTCTAAGTACAAGTGAAGAACTCAGTCAAAGATATGGTTCAAGGTGGATAGAGGAGCAGACGAACGAGGACGGCCGTCACACCACACAGGTAAAGAACACCATTAATTCATATAAGAAATTTGGTGATTTCGTCAAACGTGATTCCAACGGTAAGAATGTTAGTATTCTTGACGCAAGCAGTGGTCTTGGATTAGGCACGGAATGGATGAGGGAAAACGGCATGAATGTGGATGACGTTGAACCCTATCCATCTGAAAACCGAATAGCGCCAACTTATACGAGTTATAATGACATTCATAAGAAATATGATTACATCATCAGTAATGCTGTACTCAATGTCATTCCCGACGACTGGAGAGCCAATGTTCTTCTCGATATGACCGACAAGCTAAAGAAAGGAGGAAAACTCGTTATCAATGTGCGTAGCGCAGAAAGCATTCGCAAGCAAGGCAAGGAGGGGATAACTCGCATAACACAGGATGATGCGTCTGAGATATTGGTATTACGCCCAAATGGAAGTATAAAAGCATATCAAAAGGGATTCACCAAGGATGAACTAAAAAAGTGGTGCGAGACTGAACTTGGTAGTGATTACTCTGTTGAGATAGCAAACGAAAAAAATGCAGGAGGCAGTTACGATACGGCCGTGGTGGTTACTAAAAATAGCGAAAGCGATAATATCTTATACCGCCAAGGCGAAGACACTCCACACGTTTCCACCTCTTCCGAGTCCAAGACCAAAGCCGCGCAGAAAGCCACCGAGAACCTCAACCTTGGCGGCAGAGTTGTCGTGCATGAAAGCGCCGAAGGACTTGAAGGAAAAGAGGCCACGGCCAAGGGCTGGTATGATACCCAAACGGGGCAAATCCACGTGGTATTGTCGAACAACGCAGACGCAGCGGACGTGACGCAGACCATCCTGCATGAAGCCGTAGCCCATCATGGACTGAGAGAGTTATTTGGCCATAATGTGATGGATGCTTTTCTTGACAGCGTTCTTGCGGCAGCTTCGCAGGAAGTGAAAAACGCTATCAACGAATTGCGTCGCGGGAACGGATGGAATTTCCGTACCGCCACAGAAGAATATCTTGCAGGGCTTGCAGAGCGCACAGACTTTGAGCGTATGACGGCAGAGGAACGCGGCTTGTTTGCTACCCTCCGAAGACTGTTTAACCGTGCGCTGGAGTTCTTGGGCCTAAAAAACCATGAGTTGAGCGATAGGGAACTTGCTTATATACTTTGGTGTAGCTATCAGAATTTGAAGACAGGCGAAAAGGGACGCTATGTAGCCGAAGCGGAGCGTATTGCCATGCGTTATAAGTTGAAGGCTGGGAAGAATGCGATGACCGACACGGAGAAGAAGGAGCACTCCGTTTTGCTCCGTGGAAAACTGGATAATTTGCAGGAAATCCTTGCCAAGGATACCTATGAAAGACTTGTGACGAGCGGTTCGCACCTTGAACGTACCGCGTGGGTTGACATGCTTTCTCCTCTTCAGGACTTACAACACGCCATAGAGAAAAACGGCGGCTTTAAGCTTGGAGACTTTGAGAATCCATATAACGCTTATATCACTATGAGCAGTCGCAATTATGCGCAGATGGATATTTACAAGAGGACGCTTTATGCAGATATGATAGAGGCCATTCATGCGCTTGGCAGCGAGACAGGCCGTTCATACGAAGAAATAAAGACGTATGTGATGGCCAAACACGGCATGGAGCGTCAAAAGTATATGGCAGGAAAGGCCGCAGAAGAGGCTTATGACAGATATAAATCCATGCACCCATTCGGACAGAAGACGCTTGACGACTTCATTGATGAATATGAAGAGAAGAGCTTTGCAGGATTGACAGAGTTATTCGGAACGCAGAGCGTTTCTGACGCTATGGATGAAGCGCAAAAATATGTAGAGGAAGTGGAGTCCGAGGCGGGCAGTCTGGCGGATAGCTTGTGGGACAGCATTCGTGCTGCTACAAAGTCTTCCCTTCAAAGAGCGTATGAGGCAGGACTGATAAGTAAGGAGACATACGACAATGTAAGCAGTATGTATCAGTACTACATTCCACTCAGAGGTTTTGACGAAGCAACGAGTGATGAGGTGTACGAATATTTTGGCGACCAAACAATCAATGGAGGCACGGGTAGCTTCATGAAGAAAGCCAAGGGACGTAAGAGTGTTGCAGATGACCCGTTTGCGGTTATCGGTAATATGGCAGAAATGGCCATCATGCAGTCTAACCGCAATCTCATGAAACAGCAATTGCTGAACCTTGCCTTAAACCACCCATCCGACCTTATCAGCGTCAGTGACCTCTACGTGAAATTTGATGAAGACTACGACAACGGAGACGGCACGCGCGGAGCATGGGTGCCAGTGGCTGTGCCAGATACAAACGGCATGACAACGGAGGAAGCAAACCAAGTGATGCTTGATTTCCAAGATGACATGGAGGAAAAGGTTAAGGCTGAGCCTGACACCTACGCCTTGGCTCATCAGAAACCGCATATTCCATACCGAGTGCTCGGCAGAAACATGAATGAGCATCAAGTTATGGTGAAACGTGGAGGCAAGACCTATATACTGACCATCAACGGAAACCCGAGGGCGGCGCAAGCTATCAATGGCTTACTAAACCCCGATGCTACAGAAAACCCTGGAGCTATCGCATTGAAAGCTATGACCAATTGGATTGCAAGAATGGCTACGGCAAGAAACGTTGAGTTCGCTATCTCTAACGCCATGCGAGATTTGGAATTTTCAACGACACTGATACCAAAGGAGGGGACGGAATATTACGGCAGATACGTTAAGAACTATCTTACGTGCGTCAAGAATATCGGCCGACTTGTCAACCGACTTAATGGCAATACTCTTGATATGTCCAATCCCTTAGAGAAGGCGTTTTACGATTTTATCTACAATGGCGGTGAGACAGGCTATACCTTTATGAGAGGCGTTGAACGATATAAGGGCGAAATCACTAAAGCCCTTTCCGAACTTCGCGCTAAGGAAGGAAAAAGTAAGATTGAGCGCCTTGGTAATAAGGTTGTTTACGGCCATCATTATATTATTAATGACGCTTGGAATATATATATGAAGGGAGCGGAATATCTGAGTCGCTGCACGGAAGATTGGGTACGCTTTGCTGTATTCCTTACCAGCAGACAGATGGGCCGTTCTATGGAGCAGTCTATCATGGATGCAAAGGAAGTAACTGTAAACTTCAACCGCAAGGGCGCTGGAAGCAAATCGGCAGGAAAATGGGATGTTTCCAACTTTTTCAGCATGAATAATCTTCATTTCCTCAGCGCTTATGCAGCATCGGCATTCAAGAATTTCTACGCATTTTCAAATGCCAGCATCCAAGGCCTTGACAAAAATGTTAGATTACATCTTAACCATACAGCAGGAATGCTTATGTGGGACGGCGCAGCAGTAACGCTCGGCATGCTTTCCGCCATGTGTATTCCATTGATGTTGTCTGCCATTGGTGGAGACCCCGATGACTACTGGGATATGCCTGAATCTATGAGAAGAATGGGCATTATGCTGCCGTTGGGTAAAGACGGAAGATTTTTAACTCTTCCGATGTCAATTGAGCATCGCGCAGCATACGGCATTGGTGAACTGTTGGGGACGGTTGTTTGCGGCAGCGAAAATCTACCAGCGAGCGAGATTACATTTCAAGCATTTGAGCAATTGTCACAGATACTGCCTCTTGACTTGACCGAAGGCAACGGCAGCATGCTTTCTCTCGTTCCAACAGCGGTGCGACCAGAAGTAGAAATTGCCTTCAACAAGAATTGGCTCGGAATGCCAATCTATAAAGAACCATTCAACAAGAATACACCTGCATTCAGAAATGTTTACCAAAGCACCAATCCTAATTATATCGCCATGTCTAAATGGTTGAATGAGGTGCAGGGCGGCGGCGACTACGAACGCGCAGGTGTGCAGGTCAACCCTGCAATGGTTCAGCATCTCGTTGAATCATACACTGGGGGCGCAGGAAAATTTGTCAGCAGAACCTCTGGCGTTATCGCTAAGATTATCCAAGGAGAGCAGATAAGGTCTAACGAGATACCGTTCTACCGTACCTTGGTTAAATCCGTAGACGACCGCACGCATAATCGTGCAGCACGAGAGCGATTCCAACGAGAATACGACAAGGGGCAAAAGTTGATTTACAAGATTGATAATTACCAGAAAGAATCCGCGAGAGGTAACAGTCAATACGTGAAAGAGCTTGACGAATTTGCTAAGAGCAAGGATTTCATGAGTTATATGCTATGGAAAAGCTATAATTCAGTCAAGAGCCAATTTGACAACGCAAGAAGTTATATTGGCGATGACAAGGATAAACGCGCAGCACTTGACCATGCACAGATGTTAGTGCAGAAAATGATGACAGAATGTGCTCGCGCCGTTGAGAATTCCAAGACGCAGGAAGAGGCCGATGAGAAAATTGGCAGGATTCAAAGCGAGTACACACCTCAGATTAAGGAAACCTTAAGCAAGGTTGAGGATTGACGTAAGATTGACGGGTGCATGAAAATTACCATGCACCCGTTTTTTACAAACAACTAACAAAACGAACAAAAAATAAACAATACGTCTCATAGTAATTTTGCATCAGACGGCAGGAAAGTCCTACCGCATTCAACTTAAAAAACATATTATTATGGACGGAGTAGAAAAAATTATCTGTTGCGACCGTGGCAACAATGACGCCTTGGCTTATGCAGCGATGGCAAACAAACAGTCCGACCCAATGGCGATGGCCGCAATGATGAACGGAGGCATGGGTAATCAGTGGATGAATAATCCATTTGCCTATATGATGTTTCTTGCATTGTTTGGCGGTGCAGGATTCGGAGGCTTTGGAAACAGAGGGAATGCCGTGCAGGATGCAGAAATCCAAAATCAGATTGCCTCTCTACGCTCACAGATGGCCGACAACCACAATGCAGATTTGCTGATGTCGGCAGTCAAGGGTAACGATGATGCCCTCAAAACGCTTGGCGCGAATCTTAATTGCGACTTCAACCAATTGCAGCAGGCCGTTTGCGCTATACGTTCGGCAGTAGATAACGTTGCAGGGCAGGTAGGTTTCAGTGCTGAACGTGTTATCAATGCGGCTGAGCGAGGTGATGCCAGTATTATAAGTGCAATTCAGAATTGTTGCTGCAACACACAGCAGGGTATTTTGAAAATGGGCTATGAGAATCAGCTTGCAATTCAAGGCCAAACAGAATCCTTGAACAGAAGTTTGAATTTCGTTAACTCGTCAATCGAACGTGGTTTTAGCGCTCTTGGTTTTCAGAATGCACAGGACAAATGCGATATTATTCGCGCAGGGCAAGATAATACGCAGCGCATAATTGATACGCTCAATTCACACTGGAACTCAGATTTGCAGCAGCGTTATAACGATGCACGACTTGAACTCTCACAGCAGAAGCAGAATGCGGAGCTTATCGCAGCTCTGAAAACGACAACAACGCCGTAAAACAAAGGTGGTAGGGAATTTCTTTCCTACCACTAAATTTCTCTGAGTTTAAAAGCAAAACGCCATGAAGAAATATTATATCTTACATCACGGGAATCTAAGACCTCACAGCAATCATTATGACGAAGTTTCTGCAATAGATGCCGTAGAAAGAATTTACTACACAGACGATGAAGGAAAGGAACACAACGGCCCTCATTGGAGCATTGACGATATACGCGAGATAACGAACAAGCAGAAATTCAAAGAGCATGTCACCGATTGGGACAAATATGTAGCATTGAACTATGCCTATGCTGACTTCAATAAGATTATGTCTCCTGAGATGATAGCAGTTGCTGCATACGCTTTCTTCTTTGATGATGAAGATGCGCCAGAAGATAAGGTTTACAGGTATGTAGAGGCAATGAAATGAAAAGTGGCACACATAACAAAAAATGTGTGCCACTTTTGCGTACATCTATATACATCTATCTACATATATATGTATATAGATTATTTGTAAAACGCTGTTTTATAGACATAAATAGGCTTATAGAGGCCAATAGGAGTAAGAATGGATAGTCCTATCAGGCGCACGAAGAAATCCTAACTACTTAAATATGAGTGGTTAGGATTTTTTTTGTTTATAATGATCCAGCAAATTTCACCGCAAAATCGTTTCGTTTTTCCGAGTTCTATTTGCCGTTCTTCGTTTTACCGCGATTGCTAAATCGTGGTAAAACATCCGTCGCGGTAAAAACCTATAGTTAAGTCCTACACAGCAAACAGCTGCAGACGCTTCTTTTCCCCCGCTGCCTTACCACAATATAACAATATTTTGCAGCCTGCATCTCGAATTATTTCATACATTTGCAGAATAGATTTCACTCCTTAAAAAATATCAAC